CTGTAAGCCCATTGGGTCGCACTTCGAGGAACGGAACGATGGGATCAATCTCTTCGCGGCACGATTCGCAGATAATGCCTCTCACGCGCTCGCCTCCTTCGCCTTGACATGTCCATTCAAAACATCCCTTGCCTTCAACTGGCCTTCCAGAGTCAGCCTGTATTCACCGAACGGCAACATAAACGCTCTTATTCGCTCGCCTCGAAACCATTGGACCTCATACAACTTCTCCCGATTCCATATCAGAAACGAGAAAAAGTCTTTATTGAACGCATATCCAAAATATGTCGATCCCCACAGACGCACAGTTTTTTGCCTAGTGCTAATCACCGCTCTGCGATCGCTCCCGCGACTCCGATTATCTCAACGCACAACCCAAATAGGCGAAAGTCGAGTTCGCGCGCAATTTCCCGTTCTAACTCCCGGCACAGTTTGTCCACCTCTTCCTCGTCAAGCCCCGATGTGTCCCCCTCAATGGTGACTCGCACCGGAGCCGAAACGACCAGTGTCAGGTTGTCCCCAAACCGCATCCTCGTCTCGACTTTGCCGTCGTCCTTGTACATCACTTCCTTGATCTTCATCACACCGCCGCCTCCTTCGCCTCTGCGATCTCCAGCAACGTCTTCAAGAAGAACCACTCACTCACCTAGCCGCTGTTTAAGTGCGGCTTCGACCAAACACCCAGCGGCGCACAGGGGGTCAGCACCGCGGCAACACTCGCCCACCTCGGCCACAAGTCTCGCCCGTTCAGATTCTCGGGTCGGCCACCCCCTATCACCGCCTTTCAGGATCAACCGCGCGCCCTCGACCTTGGCACCATCGCCAATGTCCTCGCGGCTAAGGATGTCGAGCGTACCGTCCCGCTCCCGCCGCAGGCGCTCGATTTCGTCGAGCATCGCCAGCACGGTATCCCGGTCAAACTCTGCGAAGAAACGTGCGTCTCTCTCGATCAGGAACACTGCAAGTTCTGGTGCGTCTGGCCCCAGGTGCGGAGCATCTACAAAAGCGGCATATCGGGCGTCGTCGCACAAATGCATGGTCAACGGCCCCGGCGTCGCCGCTTCTGCGATCCGACGCAGCTCTGCCAGCCGCTCCGGCGTCAACTCACCCACGCTCCCCAGCCTCCTCTCGCACTGTGTCATGCTGTGGCACCCTCTCCACGCTTGCGCCACATCACACACCTCTCGATCCCTCGCACCCTGAGCCATTGTGAGACCGCCTGCTTGTGTACACCGCACATATCGGCAAGCGTCCGAACGCTCCCACCGGCGTTCAGGTGGCGCAACGCCAGCGAATCGAAACTCTCGCCCCACGCCATTTCTGCCAGCACCATCTTGGGCGGGCGTTGACGCATGCACGAAAGACTGCAGTAATACTTGCGATCCTTTGCGCCCTTGCCAGTGTAGCGCAGTCGAACACCGCAGTTGTAGCAACGCCCGGTGACGGGCAGGATATTGTGTTTAGTGCGCGACTTGTCGAGCCTCATACTGTCACCCCAGCATTGCACATATCGTCAGTACGTATGAAATCCGTCCCACATGGGCACGTTCATGATGTGGACCCTGCGCGCTGGGCGTCGGATGAACGATACTTACGATACGCCTCAATGCACTCGACCACGATGCGCCACGCCTCATTGTGTGGCATCCAACTATCGCCCACGCCTTCCAGACAAAAGCCATCTTCCACGCCAATGGCAACACACACAGCTTCCTCAAGGGAGTTACCGACGCCGAACTGCCACTCGTCCCACCGAGAACGGAAGTAGAAGTGTTTGTCGTCAACGGTGCCCTCTATCTGTACCGGACAGGCACCGCATGTCATCCTGGCGGTGACGCCTGGGATGTCCCACTCCATCACGCCTCACCTCGCACTTTGGCAAGAACCTCACGCAGATGCGCCTCTGCGTGTTTCTCCTCAGCCCCGCAGTTTGGGTCGTCGTTTGTGTCCCGCGCCGTCACACGCAAGTACCGCGTCGCCGCATCGATCAGGTCTCGGATAACCCCAGCCTCCAGTGCCTCGGTTGGTATACCTTCGCAGGCGTTGACGCAGGCAAAGATGCGCTGGGTGTTGACGTAGAGATACTCATACGGCCCATACCCATACGGCCCCCTTATTAGGGCAACTTTGTCGAATGTTGTTGCCGCCATCGCCACTCCGCACCTCCCGCATATCTCCCGTCCCGCATGGTCACACTCATGATTCGGCACCTGCGCGCTGGGTACCTCCCAGCACTCTATACGCCCTCAAGAACAGCCCAGTCCCCTCCAGGCACGATGCGCACTCACAGTCTTCGCACGTCAAGACGTGTTTAAAGACCTCTGCCAGTGCATCCCGCTCTCGCCGCAGGCGTTCGATCTCGTCGAGCAACGCCAGGGCCGTCATCGGGTCAAAGGCGGCGATGTGCTGGATGTTAGCGTCAACTTCCCAGCAGGACGCATCGGGCCTGGCTCCTTGGAATGCGGGTGCGATACTAGCAATAAAGCGGTCGCCATCTTTTGTGCGAGCCTCCCAACCATCGACCCACCACGGTCCCGGCGTCGCCGCCTCCGCGATGCGGCGTAGCTTCTGAAGGCGCTTAGGTGTCAAATCAGTCATCATGCCTCACCCTCTATTCCGTAGCTTCCTCCGGGAAGGCGTCGCCTTCGATCCGGTGGTAACCGACGACGATTTTGAGCTTCAATTCCGCCGCCTCGGAAAAACTTGCGATCACAACCGCATCGTCGAACACAAGAGCCCGATCTTCACCCGGCTCTAGCGGTCCAAGCCTCAGCAACTCCTCGACGATACGATCCATCAAGTCAGCCATCACGCCTCACCCCCCACACCTTTTCTAGAACCTCACGCAACCAGGCCTCCGCAAACTCCTCTTCGGCCCAACAGTTAGGGTCGTCATCAGACTCCCGCATCGTCACCGCCAGGTATCTCGTGGCCGCATAAATGAGTTCCCGCACCACGTTTGCCTCCAGGGCTTCGGTGGGAATTCCTTCGCATGCATTGACGCAGGCGACGACGCGGCGCAACTCTACTCGTCGCTCCGGAGTCAGTCGATCAACCATTGCCTCCACCTCCTGGACATGCGTCCCAACCGCCTTAATTGATTTCACCAAGGAGTGCCGCCACACTAACCGGGAACCTCGGTCTGATGAGTTTTTCCACCGCCTTCGCGTACTCACGAATCTCCCACTGAGCATCCGGCGCAAGTCTTTGGTTCAGAAAATGGCAGATCGACTGGAGCGAAGCCGTCCAACGCCACGTGGTATACATGGCGTAAGCAGGAAGAAACAGTCGAGCTTGCTCGGCGCAAACGCCGCCTTCAATCATGGCCTGATAGAAATCCGATAGGTCGGTGCAAATTATCCGGAGAAGCGCAGAGAATGCTTTTGAACGCTCCTCGTCAACAGGCTCTCCCGAACCTTGCTTCTTGTTCTTGGGTGCAGACCGCCATTCGGAAGGGATGTAAAACTCGGGCTCTTGGTCAACGTACCGTCTCGACACCTCGTTCCAAGAGTCCATCGTATGGTCACTTCCCACTACGTACTTCCACCACTGCCGTGCCACCATGAGCGGCGCTTTGACCTCAAACGTCGCCATTGCGTGCCGGAATGGTGACATGTGTCCCTCACGCGCAAGGAACTTGATCAACCTCTCGTCCCGCTCGTCAAACTCGTGTGATTCGCGGGCGAAGGAAACACGAGCGGCGTTTACCACAGTGAGATCCGATCCCATCACGTCAACCAACCGCACATATCCTTTGTCGAGAACATTCACGATGTCGCTCACGCCGCCAACTCCCTTTCCCATCCGAATTTGTAGTAGAGCTTTTCTCCGTCCGACATCTGATAAAAACGTTTGGAGTCGTCGTCGAATCCCATCAGAACCTCGAAATCCTGCATTCCCGTGAACCTGGCCTTGAAGCAATCAAGAACCGCATCGCACGCCCACCCACTTTGTTTTTCCTCCCGAGTTACCCGATAGATTGCGAACACGTTATCAGCCAAGTTGGTAATATCACCGCTACCTGCCACGTCCATTTTGGTCATCCTTCCCGACGTCTTCCTGGGGTGAGCCACGAGGTGGACGTGAACGTGGTATTGGTGAGCGAATTCCACAAGTTTTGCCACCGTATCACTCTGCTTGCGGTAGTACTCGTGCTCCGATACCCCCCTCATCAACGTCATTAGATTATCCACCAGGAAAACCCTGCAATCGTATCGCCTGACGGCGTAAGTGAAAACCTTAAAAAGGTCCTCAAGTGAGAAGGGGCCATTCGCTTCGTACAGGAAAAACTTGTCCCTGTACCAACTGCGAATCCTATCGATCACCGCCGGGTCAGGCTTCTTCCACTGCCTTCCTGTCTTTGGATCAACATAAGTGTGCAGGTGGTTCGGACCGGCCGCCTGGACATCGATCCAGTATCGAAACAGCGGCGACGGAAGCTCTCCCGAATAGGCGCAGACCGAATACCCCTGGTCGATGGCGTACAAAAGTTCTTGGCCTAGAAGCGTGCTTTTCCCCGAACCGTTTGTACCGCTCCAAACTGAAAGCTGGCCCATCATATAGCCGCCAACGCGCTCGTTAATCGCCTTGATGAACGAGAGAACCCTCTCTTGTGACTCGATGTCGAGAACCTGGACATCGGCCAAGCGGACAATTCCCGCCACCGGCACTTCCTTGGCGGAAACGACGGCCTCCAAAACGCTTTCCTTGCCTTCCGCCAAGAGATGGTCATTTGCGTCCTTGTAAGGGCTTTGGACGATCCGGCACCGCCATTCCCCAAGGCGCTTAATTAGCTTTTGCGCCATTACATGACCAGGTTCATCGTTATCCGGCCAAATGATGATCTCGCCGAAGTTCTCAAGCCATTCCCAACAGTTGTCCACGCATTCAAGGCTTAGCGCACCGTTAGGCACGCTGACNACATTGGGGACACCCGCCTCATCAAGAGTGAGTGCGTCAATCTCACCCTCGACGATCACAAGCGGCAAAGCGGGATCGCAATCATCCATGCCCCAGAAAACATCCTTGCCGCCCTCTTCCCGCCAAGCCTTCGGCCCCTTGCCCGTGTAAGGCTCCGGTCTGCGAAACTTGATCAGCACCAGTTCCCCGTTCTCGTAGTAGGGGAAAGCAATATTGCCAGCTACTTCGCCTACCTTGCGCCGTTCCCAAGTCTCTTGGGAAATCCCCCTGCTCCTCAGATAAGCCGCGACTTTCTCTTTGGCGGACTTGACCTGGGAGTTGGGCTTGCGGAATGTCTTTTGGGGGCGGGACCGCCACTCAAAATCGCCTTCATATGGCTCTCCGAAGTGTTTATGTAGCTCCCGCAGAGTCCCAACGGCACCGCATTTCCCGCGTTTGCAGTTGTAGGTTCCTTTGGCGATGTTGAGGGCAAACGTCTCGGTGTCTTTGTGGTGCTCTCCCCCTTTGCAGAACGGGCAGAGCTTCGGGATGATCTCGTCTCCCCGCCGCTTGTAGGGTTGTAGGTAACGGTTGGCAAGTTCGATTGCCGTCAACTCTACAGGACCTCCTTGTTCGGATCTTGGCCGGGAGCGTAAGACACAACGACAGGATCACCCCGCTTCCACGCCAACCTCGGCCTGGGCTTCTCGTTGAGATACGCTTCGAACTTACTGCCGAACAGAGTTTGCGGGCGCAAATATTGCTCCATCTCAGTACCCTTCCAGGCCGCAACCTTGTTGTCGATTACCCGCTTGAAATCACCGAGAGTGAACCCCTCGCGCCACCTGGCCTTGATTAACCTTTGGGTGGCCGCAGAAGTGGATCGGAATCTGGTTCCGGCACGCTGATTGAGATACTCGATGATCTCCCCGTATGGGGGGGATATAGGGGGGGATATATTCTTTTCTTTTCTTTTCTTTACTTTACTTTCCGGCGTTTCTTCCCTAGTTTCTGCGGCAGAAACCCCACCAGAAACCTCACCAGAAACATCGTCACCCTCATCTACCTTGGATTTTTCGTAACGCTGACGCATCTTTTCGCGCTTCTTAACCACCACTTCCGCCCGTTTTTTGATGCCCGAACTCGTCAAAACACCGCGATTTTCGTAGGCTTCTTGGTCAAAACAACCCAACTTGAGCGCGGTTTCCAACATCTGCTCGAATTTCTCCAGAGTTACTGCCACCTTTTTGGCGAGTATTTGCCGCAGAAACTCTTCAGAAACGTCAAGCTCGAAGTTGGGGGTGCGGTAAATCCGCTCCAACATGATGAAGTAGAAGGCGTATCCGTCGTTGCCGTAGAGGGCGCGGAGCGCTTCGATTTTCTCATCGCTCGAAGCGTCCACGTCGTGCGGGAAGTAATCCAACCCCTGTTTTCTGGGCCTTGCCATGACTCTGCCCTCCTACGGTTTCTGAAAGACCCAAACATCTTCGCCATCGACTCGAAGATGAGCGTTGGCTCCGTGTCTGATTCCGGGAGTATCGACCCGTTCCCGGCGAACCAGAGTGAGTCCGAGACGCTGGATTTCCTCCGCATGCCACTGCGAAACCCGGATAAGTTTCCCAGCGCGAATGTGGTTTTTGACGTTGACCACCATGATTCCTCCAGGCTTCAAAACCCGAATGCACTCTTTCCAGATCCGTCGATGCGCCTCTCGATACGCCTCTCCCCACTGCAATCTACCGGTGTTAGCAGGATGAAGCGGCCTTCCCAGCATGTGGCGGTAGGTATAGCGGCGCGATCCGTCTCTGGCGTTGTGGTGATCGCTAAGCCGATTTCCGTAGACAGGGCTTGTGATAACGGCGTCGAACTCCCCATCATCGGCCCAGGTCATGTTGGCCGCGTCTCCCACCACGATCTCGACGTGTGGGTCGTATTCGGTGGCTTGGTAAACCCATTCGGGCTCAAGGTCTTGGACTACGATCCGCCCAAAGAAGCCGTAGTCTCGAAGCAGGCCGATTTTCCCGACACCTGCCATCGGGTCTAGGATGCTGTGAACTCGAAACTCATTGATGATCCGCCAAAAAATCGGTATCAAATCATCGTTGTACTTGGCCGGATGAGGTTTTTTCGTCTCGATAGACACACGGACCACCTCCCTTGGCCGCGGCGTCGGGAACGCTCCACATAGAACCCGCGCCGCGGCCAGCGTTTTGTGGTGCTCAGGTGAAGTGCCCTACGTGCCCCGTTTGGTTTTAGGCTTGCGCCTACGGGGCTGGTGCGGGGATTTAGGGCATCCCGTCAGCCCGTCAAACTTACTACATCCATAAACGCTCTTATGAAGACTGCCGCGACCTGCGGGACGATTGCATTGCCCGCACCCCGCAGGAGAGCCACTCGTCCGGGTAGCCCATCAACCAGAGGCTCAAGGCCGGGTTTAATGCGCCTTGCGGTTCCGTCTGCGCAGGGGACCCAGACGTAATCCCCCCACGGCCTGCAGAATACGCCGCCCTCGTCAGCGATGTCCAGGGACTCTCTTTCCGCACACGATTCTTCGCGTCGTCGGCCAACGGCGTAGGCCAACCGGCTAGCCGTATCTGATCCTCCAGATTCCGCGTTTGCCCCTTTATCCGTCGGGTGCCCTTTGCGTCGCCACATGTCCGGGGAGTATGCCACCCACCATAGCCGTTGTCGGATGTGCGGCGCGCCGACGCTCGCAGCCGGTAAATCGGCGGCCCCGACGGCATATCCCATTGCTTCCAGGTCAGCTCGTACTCCGGCGAGCCATCGACGTCCATCAGAGCTTGCAACCTGCTCGCCAAAGATAACTGGAGGTCTACACTGGTCAATGAGCCAACGCCATGCCCACCATAGGGCCCGCGGGTCGTCATCCCCCTTTCGAGCGCCTGCCGAGGAGTAAGGTTGGCAAGGGCAGGATCCGGTCCACACGGGCCACTCATCCGGCCATCCTGCGAGACGCAAGGCATACGCCCAACCGCCGATCCCGGCGAAGAAGTGGGCGCGTCGGTATCTAGTAAGCTCAACTGGACGTACATCCTCAATGCTCCTTTCATCCACTACGCCAGCGGGAATGTGGCCTTCTCGCCCGAGTTCCCGCAACCAAGCCGCAGTCTTGGGGTCGAACTCGTTGTAGTAGACCATCGTCCCACCTCTGTCAAAACGTCATCTGCAACTGCAAGCCGCTCAACCGCTTCTCGATCAACTTCACGTACTCGGGATTGAGTTCAAACCCGATCGCATCGCGCTGGAGGCGCTCTGCGACCGCCAAGGTTGTCCCCGACCCGGCGAAGGGGTCGAGGACAATGCACTTGCCGGAACCGTCGTTGCCTTCGCAAGTGCAGGTTGGCCGGAACCCTCCCGGTTCCCCTTTTAATGGCAGGGTAATGCCTAATAATTGCTCCAACTGCGCCGCGTCTTCGAAAGTCGGAATTCTAGCCCCGCTGTTATCCGTTCGGATCCAATGATCCCACTTGCTACCGAATCGCTGTCTCATCTCGGCTTCCCGTCCCTCTGCGGCTTTTCGCAACATCATTGCTAATTCGGCCTGCGGGCGGGTAAGCACCATCTGCGCACTTTTCCCTGGTCTCGGTCGGTTATAACCGGCACGTCCGGTTACCAACGTCGGATCGTCCGTGCGTCGAAAAGTAGCCCTCCCCTGCGGGGTCACCCGCTTCCACGGAGCCCGACACTTGGGGCAGGCCATATGGCTTGTCCCGGCCAAGATGCACGGCTCGACGAGTTTCTCCGGGAACGTCGCGAAATGGGCATCGGGATACGGCTGTGTCGCGATGGTCCACACGCTACGCTTGTTGCGAGTAGGGCGTTCCATCCTTGGTTTTTTCCCGACATTTGGTTTGGTGGCGGCCGTCTCGCCGGTGGTGAAAGAGCTCCCCCTGTATCCGGATACCGCGGGTTCTGCAATGGCTTCCGCGTCGTAGTAGTAGCGCGGGTTCTTGGTAAGGAGAAAGATGTACTCGTGCGCCTTCGTGGGCCGATCCGTCACGCTCTCCGGTATCGGGTTCGGTTTATGCCAAATAATGTCAGAGCGCAGATACCATCCGTCCGCTTGGAGGGCGAAAGCTACCCGCCACGGGATTCCGATAAGGTCTTTGGGTTTGAGTCCTTTAGGTACTTTCCCACGGACACCCTTACCGACAAGGGCGTCGTGCTGTCCATGCTTATTTCCTATCTTGTTACCTCCACTTCCAGCACCCGCGCCAGCATACGAGTCGCCCAGGTTGAGCCNGAGTGTGCCGTCGGGACGGAGCACCTTCCACACACCGCGGAACACTTCGAGAAGGGCCTCAATGTACGTGTCAATGTCACCTTCTAGCCCGATTTGCCCGTCTACGCCGTAGTCTCGAAGCCCGAAGTAAGGAGGCGAAGTTACGACACACTGAACTGACTCGGGTTCGAGGAATTCTGCTATCCGTCGCGCGTCTTCGTTGAAGATCTGTGCCATCGTCCCACCTCCCGCATATCTGCCGTGGGCATGGCGCATCATACACTCGCGCCCTGTGCGCCTGTGGTGGAGCGGCAGAGGACCGGAATCGAACCGGCTTGGCGCATCCCTCGTTCCCTAGCCGTGCCCCGGCTTTCGGGGAGTCGAACCCCAAGGGCCATGCACCGCGTGTCGCACCCTCCACGCCGCCTCTGCTGCTCCTGGTGGCGGGGTTGATAAGGCAGGTGCCCGCCAGTCTGCCATCGTTACTCCTCGACTAGTCCCATTTCAATGACATCGCCGTCGTCGAGGGAAATTCCGCGTGAGTCTAACAAGTCTATCAGTCCGCTCAATGCGTCGTTTCCGTCGAAACCGTCCACGAAGTACTCACGTCGTCGAGGAAATTGAAGCGGGTCACCTGATTTGATAACGAAACGCCACAATTGCAATGCCATCACTTCCTCACGCATTTTGCTCAAACCATGTGCCCCCGGTTGGGCCACACATCATACATGCCGCTTGGACCTGACCCGATATAGTGAAGACCTTGAATCTCCCGACGGTTGGCATCGCGGTCGTATTGGCCTTCGATGACTGCTCCATAGCCGTCGCACACTCTGCACGGTCCAAGGTCGATAACCTCTCCGCGACAACTGCATCCTCCCGACCCGTTGCAACACTCCGTTTCAAACCTTCCGGAGCCGCCGCAACCTGGGCAAATAATCTCTCTCTGCTCGTCCATCTCTACCCGCCTTTACCACTCTTCTTCCTCTACAACCGGAACGATGGGGTCTTCGTCGGTTTTGAGACCAATCAATTTAAGGCCGCTCGCTTCGCCCCAGGGGGACAGCCAAAGAGGCGTGTCGAGGTCCATCACATATTCACCGCCCTTATACCCCTCAAAAGCCTTCCCGACGGCAGACTGACATTCTTGAAGCAAATCCGATACAGTTCTCCCGCCGTCATCAGGCTCAAAAGCAAGGTCGCTGTAGTAGCCTCGGTAACTGTCTAAAGCGCCCAAACCAACGACCTTCCGATTGGGATCTAGGGCAGAAAGGACATCGATCATTTCCCCGAGCGTCATTTGGGTCTCAGAGCGGTTCCTTCGCTCGGTTTTGTTCACCAGATCAACGTAATGGAACGGGTTGATCATCATGAGTCCTCCTAGAATTAACCAAACTGAATCGGCGCTTGGTTGGATTCATCTTCGGTTGAGGCACTCAACCTTTCTTTGAGGGCCTTAGCATTCGTGGGTTCTACATCCGCATCGGAGGCTTCGAAGTCAGCGTCGATAGTGGTTCCGTCAGGGTACTCGAATTGGAAGTCGTCGGCTTCGGGATCGAAGTCCTTGACCACCGCCTGGTCGGCCTTCACCGCTGTTTGCATCTCGACGGACAGGAGCCCCCACCTGGACAGGTTGAGTTTGGTCACCGTTTTGAGTGCCATTGCGTGGAAGTTGGTGCTCCAAGGACTCGAAGCGCGCCCGTAGCTTGCGCTGTACCGTTTTGCGTGTGCCCTCAATTCATCCACCGTCATGAGAAAGTACCGCTCATATCCGTTGATCAGGCGGAAGTAAGAGACGTAACCCTCCGGTTCACCCTTCCTGAGTGACGGGTCCAAATCCCATTCGCAGTCACCCGTGATCGGGTTGTAGGATTTCAGCATCCCCGGATACCAGGGAGCGGCGTTCATCGTTTGATACTGTCCAGAACGCATTGCAAGCTGAATGAAGCCCTTATAGCCAAGCTGGAACTGGGGAACGATGATACCGCGCCTTTTATCCTCGTAGGGGATGATCCAGGCGTAGCCCAGGTTCCTGTCGATGGGCAAATCCAGGGCCGCCGCCACTGCCGCACATCCAAGCACTTGCCTGGGGTCGCACTTTTGGAGTTTGGAATCCGAGTTGACTAGGTTGATAATGCTCGACATAAATCCAGGAGCTTTGCGGCCCAGGATCTCGTGGAACCTGGCTTTAACAGCGTCTTGGGCGAGCAGTTCCTTGATTCCGGTTTTCTCAACCAAAGCCGTGGTCTCTTTGGCTTTCGTCATCTCACATCGCCTCCTCAATTTCATTGAATCCCCACGGAGGGAGCGTGATGTCCACCGGGTCTACGGGGTACGCAGGCCAAACGCCAGTCCTTTCGCACTCGGCGTATATTTGAAGGAGTCTCCCAAGTTCGCTCTCGCCTGCGATAAGCGCCTCATCCATGATGTTGTAGATTGCGACCGCATACGGCGGTTCTTTTTCAACCGCAACGATGACGAAGAACTCTGCAGGGATATCCAGCGCATGAGCGCCGTTGATGTACATGGCCCCCTGGAGCCAGTAACCGTAGTTGTAAACGTCGCGTGTGAATCGCTTAGGGCTTGCGTCCGAACACGTCTTTAGATCCACGATTGCCCCAATGCGGCGGTTAATGACATCGAATCTGCCCTTGCACATCACCCCCGATGCCTTGTCCTTCCATAGCGCCGACTGCTCGACAGGACCATCGATGAGCTTGGAAGCAGTGGGATGCGATAACACTGAGTCTCGAATCGCAATGCAGGTCTCCCATTCCGATTGAGAGAGAATCGTTTTCCCTTCGTTCTCGGCTAGGAACGCCTCCCAAGTTTCACGCCCCTTTTTGGTCCGTCGATCAACTTCGGGTGCAACGGCAAACCTTTCTTTGAAGAGTTCTGGTTGCAACACCGCAACGTGTACTGCTTCCCCCAACTTCAAAGCTGGCGTTGGCTCCGGCGGTTCGTGCATGTAGAGGTAGGCATGAAGAGGGGATCTATTCCTCATGACTTTCAGCACGGACTGCGAAGCGTAAGGCCACCGATGATACTCGTCCGCCGGAACATCTGGATATAACCCCGGCTTCGTTGGGAACTCAGGATGCTCCTTAGTCATCGACTCATCTCCAATCATAGAAATCATCTCCCAAAATCCCCCTCGCGTAGTCCCGGATTTTCCGCGCAGTGTGCAGGATCAATCGGCACTGTTTCTCGATCTCTCGGTCACCCAAGCTCTCCGCCAAGCCCACCATGGCTTTTGCCCGCCATACTACGTCGTCTGCGTGGTAGAAAAGGTCGCTAAGGTCTTCAAATTGCAACTCATCGAGCTTCACGGCTTTCCCTCCCGGCGCACTTGGCGCACTGCCAGAGGCGGTTTTCGTACTCCCAACCCAGGCGCACAAGTTTGAAGACGATTTCTTCTAAGGATCCGTAGTGAGTAACCATCTCGCCGCACTTACAGACCGCAACACGTGTCCACTTTTCCCCTGCGTGTGCGGGAATCACCGCGAATCACTCCCACCTAAGCCTCGCCGCGTAACGCCTCACCCCGCAGTCTGGTGACGTAATCACGGGCATCGTCCAAAGCATCGGAGAACATTTGCTGGAAAACGTGGTTGCCTAGCTGGTCGATGATGTGCAAGAGAATGTCCATCGTTTCCGCCATTTCTAGGACCAGTCGAGGGTGGAGCATATGAGTAGGGATCCCTTGGCACGCGTTCCACGCCGCGGCGATTCGGCGAGCGTTGGCGGCGGCGGTCATCTTCCCTTTATAACCGGGATCGGGGGAGAAACACTGAGCAACAACACTGTGACCGTCGGTCCCCACGTCGTGCCCCACAAACCACTCACCGGAGTCATTGATGATTGGAATCAGCGATCGATTTTCCCACATTCACATCACTCCTTGCAACCCGCCGCCTTCTTGTGGTATAATGAAGGGGCTGACTTTCGCCTTTCACGATCTTGGGGTCACGCCTCCGTTGCCGCGGAGGCGTTTTTCTTCTTCCACTCCGTGATCAGCATGTGCCTTCGCATGCCGCTCCGTGTCAGATCGAAAATCTCCTCGCTGAGCGCCCATGCTAGCTCCTCTGCCGCCTCGACGATGAGCGTGTAGTCGTAGGCGTCGAGTCCGGCATCGTCGTGCAGGCGTTCGATCAATTCGCGCCATGTGTAGTCGTCTTTAAGTAACTCCATCAGCTTGCGTCCGTCGATCATCTCATCGCCCCTCCTCTCGGAGGGCGACCTCATTCGCCCAGAGAAGGCGCAGTCTCTTCCCCGCCATCCGTGCCGCCTCCGATGGCAGGAGGTCGCCATCGATCACCTCGTCCACGTACTCTCTCGCCATCTCGTACACCCACGCCTTGGCGTACTCGTCGGGAATTCCGAGTCTTGCGGCCTCCATCCCGATGAACAACACGATCCGGTCCCAAATGTACCCACCGGTCCGGCAACGTAGCGCCCGCGCCTTCTGTGGCTTCCATGCCCCGTGCCGCGCGAGCACGTCGTCGTATGAGACGGGCCGCACACGGCTAGGCGTGGGGCGCAGAATCTCGCGCCCATATTCGGTTGTCGGGGTTGAGGTGATAGCCATTAGTCCTCTGCCTCCTCGTACTGCCCAGTCGCCCAGCAATCAGGGCAAACGACATCATAAAGGCGGTAGTGCACCTTGCCGCCTCGCCGGGGCACCTCAAACCGCTGGTCACAAACCCCGCAGGTGTAGACAGCGAATTTGGCGTCGCGGATGTCGTAGAACTCGACATTGCCGTTTGCGATAGAGTCAGCGATACGCTGGACGATCTCCGTGCCGTGCTCCTCGTTGTCGCAGGAGCACAGCACCACCGAAATTTCGTGCTCACTGCGGGCGACCACCTGACGGCCTGTCACGTCTACGACATAGAAGCGGTCCAGGTTGATTAGTCGCCCGTTTTCCGTCAGCACCCACACCTCGTATCTCCCTCCTTGTCGGGGATGTCGTTTCGACCCTTGAGATCGATCCCGTTAACCGGGGCAATCTCGAACACGTCCTCGCCAAGCCGTACACGCAACGATCCGAACAACTTGGCGCACTTGAGCGCTAGAATAAACGACATCCCACGAGCGCCGGTCTCTAAACGGGCGACGTGCACCCGCGTGATCCCCAGCGCCTCGGCCAAGTCCTCTTGCCGCATCTTCCGGCTCTCCCGTTGACTTTTGAGATTCAAGGGCACAATGAATTCTTCCATCCGGTCACCTCCTCTTTGTCTCCAGTGTAACCACCAAGGAGGCTTTTGTCAAGAAAAAATTACTAAGCACGGCTCTTGTTAAACGCGGACAAGACGCGTCGGAAAACAAGGAGAGGCAAGATATGGGGGATGGCCTGTTCGCAGAGAGGATAAAGTCGCTTTGGCTCTCTTGGGTTAAACCAAGAAGAGTTTGGCAGATAAGGTGGAAGACGGGACGGCAACATACGAAAGGGGGATAATCACCAGGGAGCAATTTGAGGAGTACAACCGACGCTATCTGATGGAGTAAGAGGAGCTAAATCGCGGGAAGAACTGCGTTGTTGTTTCACAAAAAGAGGAGAGCGCCCGTCAGGTTTAAAGGTTTGGCCGACCGTGGGGCGCTCTCCAACGATTTGTGGGAGGTGTTACCACTGACCTCTTTTTATGGTGCCTTTATCCATGTTTACTTTATCATATCTTGCGTATTTCGTCAACATCACATGTTCCGCCGCAATCCTTCAACCAAACCTCTCACATACGCCTCCTGCCTCGGATCGCTTGCTATAGCTTCTCCCGCCATGCGACCCAACTCCTGTACTGACGGGAGGGGACGAGGCATCGGCTGTAGCTCGAACGCTTCTGGCGGAAGTCTTAAGCGCCACGAGAGGAGTCGAAAGGGGTTTGCTTGGCCCGCACAACCAGTTCCTCGATTTTGGCGCTAAGCCACGCCTCCATGTCCTCCGCGATGGCCTGCAGTATTCGCGACTGCTCGGTCGTGACAATCTGCCAGAATCGCTTGATTACCTCGGCTTTGATTCGCTCCGCGTCCTCGGGGGTTAGCTTGCCGTCTTCACGCGCTCGTCGCGCCTCCTCTACCAGCGTCTGGTTAGCCTCCTGGACGAGTGCGTAGAGCGTGCTCTCCACCTGCTCGATGGTGCGAAGCTCTCGCAACCACTCGTAGCGCGTCCGCAGGTACGAAAACGCCGCACCGATCAGCGTGATGAGTCCCGCGACTAACACCGGAACCAACGCAAGAACCACGTCATACACAAACTGTTGCCAATCGAACATGCTTTCGCCTCCCTAGATGATGATCCACTTGGGTACTGCTTGAGCCACTCATCTCAAGGGTTGCGCATAAATAATAGCGCGGGTTTCATCGTCGATTTCCCAAACGTCGTCAGGATGCAACGTCGATGCATACCACTCTTTTCTTTGTTTAGCACGCTCGCTTAAGACGAGCCGCTTCTTTCGGATATCGTTCTCGATCCCCTTCGTCATGTCAAGGTCGTAGATGTCCACGCTCTCACTCCTCACACCCGATGCAACGCGGTTTGCGCCCGCTCGTCCAGCCACATCGCCTGCATACGAGCTGGCCCATGTGCACGGCGAGCGGGTGTTTACAGAGGGGACACTTGGGAACCATCGTTACTCATTCTCTCCTTCCATCGGCAACCCCCACCAGCCACGACGTACCATCTGTGCAATAACGCCATAATTGGCAAGGTCCAACCAGGTATCGTCAATTCCCTCATGGTTTGGTTGTCTCTTTCTAACCAGAAGTGTTTTCAAACGCTCGATTTTGTCACTCGCCCGCACCAAAACGCCTAGTTCTCCGAATGCCGNGATGTTGCCGGGGCCGTAATCTTCGTTCTTGCTGATGATNACTGCCCTCATCTCTGCCAAGATACAATCAAGCGCCTCTTCGAATGTCTGCGGCTTCTCCATCCGNGTCTCCTCCTCTTAAAGCCCGCAGGTGAAACAGACCGTCCTCGAAGGAGTCAAATCCGACAACCTTGTGCTGGTCGGGATAGAAGATGACGATGGGCACGCCGATTTCGCCCTTGTGACCGCCAACGGCCTGCCCGTAATCATCCCACACTTTATAGGTTCCGCATCGTATAAAGATGGTTTTCCGGCCGCCAGATCGCCGGGCCTGGAAATCGACAAAGTGTTTATGGGCGAGACTAACTACGTCCGCACCCCCGGTCTGGATACTTAGCTGTCTCTGGGCATTGGTGGTGTTGAGCGAAGACTCGTATTTGTACTTGTGGCGGGCAACCCACTTATAACGNTGGTNGCCGACCTCGATCCAAATCACACCGCCATACCAAAGGTACGGAACTCCGGCCCGAATCGCCATTTCCTCAACCAAACTACGATCAGACTCTCTGGCATCCCAAGCGTCATGGTTCCCCTCGACTAAGGCGAGGCATGAAGGCCCAAGGTCCTCCATCCAACTCAGTATAAGTTCATCCTGCATCCCTGGTTGGATGATCTGATGGTACATCGCCCCCTTGTGTCCATCTGAAAGGATGTTTTCCTTGTAATCACCACCGCCAATCCAGTAAAGTCCGTCTTCTTCGGCGATGATCCGCCGGTGATGGTCAAAAGTTTCGTAGTCTACCCCCACCGATCCGATGTGCCAATCACCCCACCACGCAACGCCGAAGGGTTTTGTCTCGTGAATTTGAACCGTGACCTCGGTTTGCCGCACCTGGAGGCGTTGGTAGGCTTCCTGCGCCTCTTTAATTGCCCTGTAAAAAGCATTGAGAGCCGCGGCATCGGGAGGTTCTCTGCGGTCCCGGTAGGTTCTGGAGGCTTGTTTTTTCGCTCTTCTGTACCTCCCTCGACATGCCTCGGGGTGCATACTCACGCGCTGACCGATTTCTTCGAAGGTCAACCCTTCGTCGTCTCGCAATCGCACGATCTCGACGGTGAGAGCGTCACTCAAAGAAGCGCCCTCCTTTCCCACCCGCGGCGGAAGCGTTGCTGGGATGGGTCTTGGCGAACGATTTGACGAACATGTTCAAACGCCAAGGCCCTAAGCACCTTAACAACTTCTTGAGAATCGACTTCCTTCAATGCGGCCAGTGTTTTCGAACCGATGATACCATCAACCTCAACCTTTGCTTCCCCGGCCACAGCATTGATAGCGGTCTGCAAAAAGATGGCCGCATTGGTTGGTCCCATCCAAACCGTCAAGTCGAAGACCTTGGCCGCCACCAATGGGTCTTCAATCTCGTGCAAGCGGTAGCGAAGCCAATATCTCTGCCGATAAAGTTCGATCGCCTGGGCGCGCGTAAGCGAACGAATATCGATGTCCGGGTTGTGTCTCGACGAGATGCCAAGGTTCGTTGCACCACCCCGATCAAGAGGATCGTTCACATACCCGCCCTCGTTTTGAAGCACGAACTCTATCGCCTTCGGGAAGTGATCAACACCCATCATTTCACCTCTCCCTGAAACCAATCCAAGACACGACTAACAATCGCCCCAATAATTGCCGCGGCCCCGGTCACCCAACCGCGCCAGGCTTCGAGCGATCTGATCCGCTTGGAATGCTCATCTAGACGGTCGTGGATATCCTCGCGTAGTTCGCGGAAGCCCGCCTGCATCTCCGCCCGTAGCGATCTGAGTTCTTCGAATAGCCAATCTCCGTTGCTCATCGTTATCTCGACCCCTCTTTTCAAAAATAAGTGCCGCCCTTCTCAAGAAGAATTGTAACCGCTGGTCGGAATGAAAGGAAATAAACTCAAAATGTCGAATATATTTGTGGAAAAGGAAAAATGCCACCGCGGCAACCTTGAAAGGGGGCTAAGGTTGTGAGGTTGAAATTCCTCTCCGTCTTAATGCTTTCGGTTGCGCTCTTGTCCGGTTGCGGTAAAGCTAGGTCCGGCCTCGGAAGCCAAAGTTACGTCCAACTCCTGATCAATTGGGATACGCTGGAGGCAGAAACCCGGGCGATCCCTGTCGCGCCGCTTTCTTTCTCCACTTTCTCCGAATCCGAAGGCGATCAAGTAACCATCATCGGAGCCAGAGTGGTGGCTCCTGACATCAACGCCGTACTGGCTCAATCCACAACACGCCAAACCGCTGAAACCCTCAGCATAATCACGATCCCAGTCCCGGCCACAACTAACGCCAATCTCTACGCTGTTGGGATCAACGACCACGGCGAAGCTATCCTCTTCGGCTATCTCAAAGGGATTTCTATCGCCGAAAGTACCATCCTAACCGTAACGTCAGACGAGCTTACATGGATCACTCCTGATGCCCACTTCACCGGGGACGTACTCTGGGAAGCCAGAATGCCGGATGGAACTATCGTCGCCTCTGTCAATGAGTACATCGATCCCGATCATCCACCGCAACTTCTCTCCCCGCCTCAAGAAATCATCGACCCAGACCACGGCGAGGACTTCGTTTATCTCGCCAAGGTGTACATCCGCGTTACCGATCCTTTCCACACCACGCCGGAGCAAAAGATGGTTTGCATGGACGGCCAGGACGTCGAAAGCCCCTGCTACTCCAGCGCGGATCTCGAACGGGACGGAATTTGGGTCACTCTTGCCCTGTACTGCTACACAGGGCAGTGGTCGCCGTGTTACGCACGCCCATATGTCGAGCCATCCTCGTTCCAGCTACCCGGTGGGAGGATTTTCTTCGGCCCAAAGTTCGGCCCCATCGGAGTTCGCGGAATCGACTAATAAAAAGGGAGTGCCCAGGTGCCTGGGCACTCCCTTTCGCTTACGAGTTTGACCTTGGTTTGATCTTCCTTGCGTACTCAAAAACCTCCGGCCTTACCTCATACCGCTCCAGACCGATCAATCCATGATAGATCTCGGGAACCTCTGGATGGATGCGCTCAGGCACCTTCGCCTGAATCTGGTATTTACCCGCCTTCACATCCTGCGCCCACTGATACGAGTACTCCCGATCAGGAGCACCAATGGCGTAGTGCGTATAGTGCCGTTCGGCTTGCACGGCAACATCCAAGCCGCCGAAGTTCCATTTTAGATGGCGAAGGTGGAAATCGACATCAAGCTCCGGCGGCAAATTGTGGCTCGTAAACCCCTGCCTCACTTCCGGTTGCCCTTCAAAATAGAAATTGTCTCCTCCCCATTTAGAGCGCACATCTGGTCGCCAACGAAAAACCCGCACATTGCGGTACGCATAGCCGCCTTCTTGTTCCCACCCAATAATATCGATCATCGGGTGCCTAATCGCGTTATAGCCATTTTGGTCGGCGTACTCGATGGCATCGAGGAGCCTCTGCCGATTTTGTAGAGGGCAAAATTCGTCACACTGCACCTCGTATACCCAACCGCCGTCAATCGTCTTTAGGGCCTTCTCGATGCCGACATCCATGCTCACCCAATGCTCGCCCGCAAAGTGCTCACTGTCCACAAACCGAAGAGGGACCGGGAGGCACTTCGCAAGCTCTTCGATGGCCTCCCTGGTCCCGTCCGTCGAACCACCATCCTGGATAACCATCTCATCAACGATCTCACAAGCGAGAACAATCCCCTCCAGAAAGGGGTAATGCGCCGACAAGGCATTGTAAACAGGCATCAGGCCAGTTATTCGAACCCTTTTACCTCGTCCCATCGTATCGCCCACTTCCCCTTCGTAGGCATCGAATTTGTAATGATTGTAAAATGAGGGGTTTCGACCTGCGCGATCCCGTGCAGACATGTCCACTCGCCCGGAAGGCTTATCACTCTCTCGAAATACTCATACCCCTTGGGATCAATGCTCTTCATGACCTGCCGCCACGCCTTGCCGATCTCAATGCTCGCCTCGCAGTCAAGCGAACACGGGAAATGACTGCAAAGCCTAAAGCCGACATATCGCATCATTTGGTGCGTTGCGATGTGCGGCGTGACCTTCAACCCCTTGTAGTTTTCTTCCTCGAAGATTTCATGCGGCGAGACTTCAGCCGCCTGATACACAGGGTCGATGTACGTCGGCCACCATTCGTTAAACTTCTCGCAACAGCACCTAGGGAAGCCCAGAAGCTCACCGATGGTCACGTGATCCGTTGGGTTACTATTGCTCGCTTCGCGGAACAGTTCAGCGTCTTCCATGTTTCTTGCCAACACACCGTAGACGGAGCTGTCAGGGTCGCCCGGATGTGTCGGAAAGTGCTTGTGGCTGAACCCGTTATAGTTCTTCGTGCGCACGATAGGGAGCCACACCAGGCCGTCAGCCTGGATTTTTTCCATCATTTGGTCATAGTTCCACGGGGAAATATGAACAGTCGCACACCGCCTGAACCCCTGCCTCACCATTTCATACTCCGCTTGATCGTGCAGGCCGCGGCTACGCTCAACGATGTACTCCCATTCCTGTTTAGCCTCGACGGAGTTCCAAATGATTTTGGTGAACGGGTATGGCTCTACCCCCGGTAGCATCTCAAACGGAGGCATTTTAAGCGTCGTCTCGGCGGTCATTACTCCGCATCCTCCTTTGAAGCGCTCTTCGATGCAAGGTGCTCCCGCTTAAGCTGTTCGATTCGCTCATTCACCTTCTCAAGCTCCTCAAGGATGCGCTGACGCTGTTTCTCTTCGAATTGCCTTCTAGGGCCGCTGTCGGCGTGGTACGTTTCATCACCATGCCAGTCGCCGTGACCTCCCCGACCCTCCGGTTGCCTGCCGAACTTATGACCGCCGGAATTAACAGTCTCATCACCGCGCGGGTTTCCGTGCCCCGCCATCCTCGGTTGGGCATCACTGTCCGCATGGTGAACATCCCCATCGATGTGCTCAAAAGGATTAATCCAGCCAGGGCCTAGCTGTCCTTGACCATTCGGAGCTTTTACCGGAACACGGGCTCGCTGTGAATAGCTGATTGCCTCCGACCTCCAGGAGCTAGGACGGCTAGTATATTTCGGGTCCATATACCGCCACGCCGGGGGATTCATCCCCCACACACCTTCGCCCTGGAAAGTAGCGCCTTCCCTTTCCGCGTCACTCACGAAGCGGATGTTCGGCATGAGGCGGCGCAGGTGTTTCTCGGCCTCATCAAAAAGGCCGTAGTAAGCCCGGCAGAACCTGGTCTTGTTGCGCCAGTCTCCGCCGATTCCTTCCGAGGGGCAACCGCCCATGCAGTTGCGCCAGAATCGGCACCCTTGGCAACCGCCGTACTCCTGGGGGATCAGCGGCAGTACCTCGTAGCGGATGCCGCCAAAACCCCGCTCGTCGCCGTCCCACTGCTCCAGCCTGGGGTATACGTGCCCATGCTTGCCCGTCTTAAGACAGGTCGCCGTCGTGCCGTCGCTCAACACGACAGGCTCGGCGTCCGCGTGGAAATACAAGCAAGGTCCAAAAACACACGTCCCCTGCTCTAGACCGAGGACCGAGGAAACGGCATCTTCAAAGGGTTGCCAGTTCAGACCATCGTTTTCCACCTTGCACCAGCGGAAAAGTTCACGCCATGCATACTCCGCTTCTTCTTCCGATAGCTCCAGGCTTTTGCCATACCGATGATAGTCCGTATGCATGAGATTAAGGCGGCCACTGGTCACACCGATGTCCCGGAGCCAGAGAATCCACTCTTTAAGCTTCGGGAGATGCTCCTTGGTAGCGTTGGCTTTATGGAGCATGCAAATAATCGAGACAGAGATACCTTCCGCTCGCAAGCGCAGGATGTTCTTGTGAACCAGTTCGGTAACCGCCCGCGTGTTCATCCCCGGCACCACACGAGCTTTATTGAGCGGCCACGGACCGTCAATCGAAATCCCGACCGTCGCATTATACTTCTTGAAGATCTCGATGTACTTATCGTCGATCAGGTACCCGTATGTTTGGATGTTCGTGCATCCGGCAAGTTCATAGGCTTTTTTCATCACCGCCTCGACGACCTTGTGGCCCGCCGTCAGTGCCTCGCCACCATGGAGATAAGGAGGACTCCCGCCCCCGCTCATTCTCCACTCCTTCTCCATCTGTGCCAGTACCGCATCAAGTTTCAACGGGCGCTCAGCGGCTTGATCTGGTGCGTCGCGCAGAGCATGCTCATAGCAGTACACGCACTTAGCCTCGCACCGAACGTTCGTGATCTTCACGCTTACTCCCGGCACGATACCCTCTCCTCATGGTCTCGTTTTTCAGGTATCAAAAAGGCCATGCGTTTGCCCGGCCTTCAAAAAGCGGTGTTCGCGTGCTCTAGTTTCGGTGAATCGTAATGCGTTTTCGACGTATTCGAATGATCGCTGTAGTCCGTGTGTCTTATGTCGCCATGGTCTATGTGGTTTAAATGCGGGTTGTAATACCACTGGTCATTATGGAGTACGATGTCCCAGTGGATGCTGTAGTCCTCATGGTCTGCGTCCATATGAGGAAACCCTTGGTCCGTGTGCTCATCGTAGTGAAACACCTCATCAAGGTGCCCGCGATCGTAGTGCGGATCCGGCCAGGTTCCATCCCAGTGGTCGCCATGTGGGCTATCCGTATGAACCGGCTCATCCGAGTACTCATCCAGGTGCGCCCAGCTGTTGGCATGCGGGGTCGCCCCAAGATTGCTATGCGGCCAGCTATCCGTGTGTTCATCCTGGTGGTCGGTGTGGTTGCTGTGGGGAGTGGCCCAAGCGTCAATGTGCGCACTGTAGTCCGAATGGCTGTTCGAGTGGTCGTTGTGGTCCGTATGACTATCGGTATAGGCCATCTTTCTGCCTCACCCCCCAACAGGCGACCATCACCAGACATCCATCCACGGAGTATCCTGGTGGTCAGTATGGTCATCGTGATCCTGGTGCGAATTCGCATGCCCAGGTCCAGCGTCGGAGTGCGAATTTGAGTGGTCGACGTGATTATTATATACACCAGCATCAGCGTAGTCATTGTGATCGCTGTGCGTATTGTTGTGATCTAAATGGTCAGTGTGCGGGCCAGTATCGGCATAGTCACTATAATTCGCGTGGTCATCTAGGTGGTCGTTGTGGTCTGTATAAACTGCGCTGTTATCCGAATAGTCCGAGTGGTTAACATGTGTGTCCACATAGTCAGAATGGTCCTGATACCCCTGATCACTGTGGGCATTATAGTCAAGGTGCGATGGATATGACCACAGGCCATCCGCATGGTCCTCGTGCTCAGGCTGATCAAGATGTTGGGAATCTTGATGCGCCGCTTGATTCGCATGATACGTCTCATCCCCATGGTTCCCGTGGTCCTGATGCGTCAGCCCGCGTTGAGCACCACCATAAATATACCAAATCCAGTACTCTCTAGCGGCAGAAAAGTAGCCCTCCAGCCGGTTTCCAACGTTATATCCGACAATATCAGTGTCGATTTCCCGGAGTGTCCCGTAGTAATCGACGTACTTTATGATCGTCCCTTCAAACCAGAAGGAGCCGGGGGTAATAGAGGTTGAGCCAGCGGAGCGGCCTTCGATGGACCATTGTTCGTCGTTGAAAAAAATATGAAGGCGTGTCCCGATGATCTCTAGGCGTGCTCGCTCCTCCATGGTCAACCTCTACCCCCCTTGTGCTCCGTGCTGGTGCTCGCCCAGGTGCCGTTTTTACTTTTTCAAGCAGGCCGTACAGGCAGGATGAAGGTTCTTGCCTGCACATCGCCCCCGAACCAAGCGTCGCCAGACGTGTTGATTTCGAATGTCACCTGACCATCTTTGTAGCCGCGAAGCCCGTCTTCGTTGATCACCACCGCGCCGCGTCCGGCGCGAATAGGTTGCGCGTCGGCGTCAATGTGAGGCGTCGGATCGTAGAACGGCGCTTGTAGTTCGTACCATGCCCGAATCTCCTCATCGCTTGCGGCGTAGGGGAGGATGAGGAGTTCGTCGAAAAGTCCGTTAAATGCTTGCGCACCGCCCACTGTTGCTCCGAGCCCCCACGTATCCGAGTAAACAAATCCTGGATCAGTTCCTGGATCGAACGTTAGTGAGGCAACTGGGTCCCCATCAAGATACCCCCGCATCCACCCTTCATCTCGATGCCACGTCATAACAAGGTGATGCCACGTCCCTGGTGTGAGAGAACCCCCGCCGGTCTGACCGTCACTAGCGGTGATATAAGCCCACATTAGACCACCGTCTGGATGATCATGTATCCCGAATCGGTATGACCCAGTTGTTGACCAAAATACTCTTGCATTATAATCAATCAATCGGTGTTTACGCACCCACATACTGACAGTGCCCTGTGCCGGGTTAAAAACACTTGTCGGATAAACCAACCTCCCCGCCGCCCTCGTCCCGTCCGCGAAGGAGGTGGCGAAGGGTTTGTACTCGGCCTGCGGCCCCCAGGCGATGAAATCAAGGTCGTCATCCACATTAAGGGCTTCGAATCGAAGTTGAAAGTTGGTTGTGCCATTACCAATCCCAGAAGCAATGGCACGAGCCCATTCTCCTGGGTTTACTGTGACGGCGGGCCCAAGCTGGGTTCTGAACCGAATCGGCTTAGACCCGATGTTTTTAATGTAAACGCTACCAGTGTATGCTTGATCCGCAATAGACCTCTCAATAGATGCGAAATACTTTAGGGTACTTGTACCCCCAGTTGTGCGAATTCTCGTGGCATCATTCCTTCCAATTTCGGGAAACTCTACGTTCTGAGTCAGCGTCACTTGAGCGTCACTATACGCAGTCCACCCTTCAAACTTTAAACGGTTTGACGGAACAAGGTTCGTCGTCTCCTCCTCCACCGCCACGGCACCGCCGAAGCGGCCCTCGCCGGGGCGCAGGGTGGCGACGTAGCCCGGCAACGGGCGCAGGCCACGGGTGGACTGCAGACTGCCGTCGAAGTGGAACAGCACGCCACCTTGGGGGAGGGCGTTGGGAAGGCGACTCGCGTTGACTTTCCGCGTAGCCCTATCCACAGGACTTCCAACACGAATATGCTCAGTATCGATGATCCCCGCCTTAAGATGGCGCGATTCGATGACTCCACTCTGAATGTGTTCCGCACCAATCGCTTCGGCATCGATGGCTTCGGCTTTGACCGCACCTGCCGCAATCTTACCCGCCGTCACGGAATTAGCCGCAAGCTTGTCCGCAGTAACGGCCCCCGCCGCCAACTTATCCGTCGTCACGGAACCGGCCTTGAGTTTCGGCGTCGTTACAGCGTCGTTGGCAATCTGCGTTTCGGTTATGGTGCCAGAGAGGTCAGTCGTCGGCACTTCCGCCGTCCATGCTGTACCCGTGCTCCTGTACAGCTTGTTGTCGGTCGTAAGGAAGACGACACTCCCCTGTGGATACTCCGGATTCGGAAGCTGAGGCAGAGTGGACATCAGCACCACTGGCTTGATGTCCTGGGCAAACTGCAACTTATCCACGTATTTGACAGTCGTCTGCGCGGTTCCTGGTTGGCTCATCTGATTAAAAACATTTCGTACCCGCACTGAGACGGTGGCTATTTGCCCATCTGCCAGCCCAGCCTCCTGCGCGTCGACGACTCCGGCCAAGGAAGCTAACGTCAGGGTAAGGGAACCGACTTCAACTATGGTGTCTTTCCAACCCACTGGAGGGTCCGAAGTCACTGCCCAATGCACCTGCGCGGACGAACTCCGGGCCATTACGGTAGGAGCCGACGGAACAGGATGGCTCACCGAAACAATAGCCGGTGGTGACAAAGCCCCCGTCGTGTAAACGTGATAGACACGAATCTCCACCTGCGGCGCAGGCGTGCCGCCGTTGTCTTGACGGTTCATGTCCAGCGTGTAGACAAACTCGTTTGCCTTCGTAAAGGTGGTACGCCTCAAGACTCCGTTAATGTAGACCTCAACTTTGTCTTGCTCCCAATGCTTGTAAAACGCGCGATCCCATCTAAAGATAGCATCAACACCGCTAAAATAGCCAGTCAAGCCGGTCGGCGTGCCAGGTCGCCCAAGCGTGGGCGGCTTCGGATCTTGGGGCTTGCCAGGCGAGCCAGGACGCGTCTGCATCCGAAGCCACCGATGATGCCCGCCGATCACGCGCCCTGCGGCGACAGCTTCCGTGCGGAATTGGCGCGCCTCGAAGTTGAGGACATGACGCACTTGCTCGACACCGAAAAAGTCGTCGGTGCTCGACAGTCGCGGATCGGTCACAACGATGCCGGAGAACACATCGAGCGTGGGCAGGAGTGGCATTTGCAATTGCGTCGTCGCCGTCATGTCCTTAAGGTCAGCGAGCGCCGCATTTGCCAGCCTCTCGGCCTCCTCCGGCGTGTCAATGAGCGATGCGTCTCCCTCCTCGATCTGCATAGCCCGAGGGCCATACGTGGCGATGGAGGTGTCGTCCTGCACGGTCACGCTCTCTCGGTCGTTTGTGGCCGAGTTACGGAACGTCACCGTCACGATGTTGCGAATATCGCGGTCAGTGATCTCTAAATCCTGCGTGTAGATGTCGTCTTCCCACGAGAAGTAGAAGTCCGCCGTCGTCGCGTCCTTGTTACGCGGCGGCTCCATGAGGATGAGTTGCATACGCCCCGTGTTCGGATGCCAGCGGTAGCCCAGAAACCAGCCGAACTGCGTCACCACCTGCTGAATGGCGTCCCACACGCTCATGTACTCGACGACGTAGGGCGTCACCATGAAGCCTGGCGACTCGGCAATCGGGCGCGGATTGGACGCCGTGCCGCTCGGAAAATACAGCGTCACCTCACCAGGCCCCAGGTTGTCGTCGATGATCTGCTGGATCACATCCTCCGCAGGCGTCCCTGCCTCGCTACCGTACTCGCGAGGCGTCAGGATGTATGTATCCTGCAGTCGCTTTGCAAGGTCGCGTGCGTCGCATGTGACGGTCGAACCGCTCGTTCGAATCGCGTCGCCAAGAAGGCCGTGGAACAGCGTCACCCAGTCCGATGCCTGCGGCTCGACGCCCGGATCGGTGACGGCCACCCGGAGGACGACCTCGCGGTTCGGCCACAGAAGGGGAGCATACTCTGGCGTCCCGTCGCCGTCCACATCGAATTGATTCCACGCACTCTGACGATCGCGGGGCGAGAAAGAGTTCCCGGAGACGCCCGCGCGGTCGTTGCGGAGAACGAAACTCGCCCGGCGCACGACACCATCGACTCCAGACTGCCCCGTACCGACGCCGGAGATGTCGCCAAGCTCGACGGTGGCGGATACGAGGTAGTCTGATACGTCGGTCCACGTTACGCCGTCAGGGCGGCCAATTTGCAGATTCGCATGGATTTGTCGCTCACGTGCAATCGTCGACATACCCTCACCTCACTGTTCGATGACACGGAACGACACCTGTACGTAGTCGGATACACCCAGCACAAATGCCTTACTCCAACTCGCAAAGTCGATCCGAGCGCGCACCGGCGCAGGCAGGTACTGATACCACCAGTCGCCGTAGCCCCATTGGATCGCCCACAGATGGTTCTCAAGAGGAGCTAGCTCAGAAAGCGGCATGGGAGGTGTCTCCACCTCCCATGCACGCTTAGCAACAACGGTATCGCGCCGCTCTTTTCCACCTGCCGTGCGGCCCATGTCGGCGATGTCCTCGCCGGTTTCGGTGATCGACCGCACTTTGATTTCGTACCCGTCGAACGTCGCGAATTCCATGTCACGTCACCCCGTATGCGGCCATGCGTTCCTGTTGCAACGCGCGCCTCACTACCGTCGTGATGCGGCGGTCGAGGTCGTCGACACCGTAAATGGTCGAGTTTCGTAGATCGACGTTGACGACGATGGAACGCCCCATCTTCGACTCAGGCACGATGTACTCGCCCTCGCCGCCCTCGGCAACGCGGACGATTCGACCTCCCGGCGTAGGCGGGACGTAGCCACCGGTCGCAAACGACTGCACAGGCGTGGCCGCCTCGAACCGGGCGAGCGCGATTTTGAACCCACTCGGCACGTTCCGGAGGGCCTCGGTCGTCTTCTTAATCGCGTCGATGTTTTCGGCGCGCGCCAACGCCTCTTCCCAGGTGAGGTCGCGAAGTTCTTTCTGCGCATCAGCCAAGGCTTTGACGTCCACCTGGAGCCCGAGGAAGAAGTTTGCTGTCCCCTCAAGGAACTTAAATGGTCGCGCACCCAAGACTTTGATATCCGACAGCGCCTTGAAAATGTTCCCGATAGTGCCGACAATGGCGTTCCAAACCGTCGAGATGCCCTGGAGCACCGTCAACAGTAGCACCCCGAAGGTCTTAATGATCGGGAACGTCGCCTTGAATACCGGAAGGAGCGCCTTCCCGAGGGCTTCAACCACAAGTGTGATGGGCATTAATAGAGCTTTAACGGGGACCTGGAGTTCATTCAGGAGCTTCGCCATAATCCCTACTGGAGTGAGGGATTGAAGGATGTTGGCTCCGAAATCACCCAGATGTTTCCCCGCTGTTTCTCCCTGCTCTTTGAGCCACTCCAATCCGTCTCCGATAAGCCCCTTGATCCACTCCAGAAGGCTACGGGACTGCGTATCCGGAGGCTCCTCTTCACTAGGAGTATCCGGAATGGCCTCTTCCATCGGAGCCGGTGGCCTAGGGGTGAAGTTCTGTTCCCACCACGCCCTGAGGTCGTCAAGCCCTTTCTGCAACGTTTCCGCGTGATCGGGGAACAGCGCCTTCAGCACGTCCACGATCATCTGCGCCGCACCGAAGACGAACGCTGATATGGTCTGCGTGATCTGCTCGATGCCGGAAAGAAGCATATGCGCAAACCGCGCCATCTCCTCCGACAAATCGGCTTGCATGGATTCCGCCAAGGCGATCGCCTCTCGCGGAGAACTCGCCGCCATGATGGCCGAGGCGGTGCTTCCTACACTCGGGTCGCCGCTCTTGAGCTTGCGAACGCCCATGCGACGGAACCAGGCCACGATATCGTCAAGCCCGCCCTGGACCACTCGTGCAGGCACAACAGCCTCGCCGGGCTCCAGGAGCGCCGGAATTCGATCCCCGCCACCAAAGCCGGGGAGGATGACCCCCTGGCTGTATCCGCGAATGCCGAGGATCGACTGCACATTGGGGGTCCAATTGGCGTTAAGCGGATGCAGTTCGGGAGGTGCCCATGCGGCCCCGAGAAATTCAATGAACTGGCGTTGCATTTCCACACTCAGTTCTTTGAACGTCTTGTCGGCTACCTCCGGGAACCGCTTCTTGAACTCCTCCCAATAATGCATGACGGAAACAGCCGCGGCGGCCTCATAATACTCTTTGGTCCCCTCTTCGAGACCGTAAACGATCTGAAGCATCTCGAAGAGTTCTTGGTTCTTGGCAAGACCAAAGCGGTTGCCGCGATCTGCGAAACTCGTCATGCCGTAGGGAACGCGAGCACGCTCTCCCCCTTCGGCCCGATAGATCGCATCCAAAATCTCTTGGAGTCCCTCAAACTGGAAAGACTCCACGAGTCCAGGCATCGTCGGTTCTCTTGAGGCAGGATCCGACATAATTCCGATGTCGATGAGGAACTTGCCGAGTCTCGTGTTAGCGAACCAAATTTCGAGTTCTTGCCACCCTCGCATAAACCCGCCAACAAGGGCCCCAGCCATCCGGGCACCGGCTTCAAACAGTGGATCAAGAGCCTGCGCAATAGGTGTAATGAAGAGCATCTCTATCAGCCCAAGGAGATCAAAAGCCGCACCAATGCTCTCCATCAGAAGCTCGCCAATAGCACCACCGAGATCGATAAAGCTCTGAAACGCGTTATAAACCTTGGGGTCGATAAGATCCGACTCCAACCCTTGACGAAACGCCTCGGCAAGTTTAATGTCACCGAAAACGCCTCTTGACCAATCGCGAACAACATCCCGAATCGGCTTCAAGGCGTTCCGGAACGCCCTCACACTTTCGGTCATGCGTTCAACGAAAACCGTGACCGGATCAAAAATGCGCCCTTCTTCCTGGGCTCTCCGAATTGCTTCTTGAAAACTTTCGCCGAACTCCTCGCCCCAAATACGCTTAAGGTCTTCGCTAAACTGCTTGACGCTATCCCGAACCTGCTCCTGGAATCGTTGCTGGGTTTCCTCATCCATTCCAAGAGTAATGCCGGTAACACGAGCCACCTTTTCGGAGAATACGAGGTCTTCTCTATCCCACCAAGACTTGATGTCCTCAAGGAACTGGACAAGGGCATTTTCATCGGGATCAAGGCCAAGCATTTTGACTACTTTTCGCGCAAGGGGGATTGTTTTGTCCAGCCACCACTTTGTGATCGACTCAACTAAGCCAGTGACCCCTTCAACAACGATCTCAACGCTCTCGACGATCTTTTCCGGGAGCGTAAGTTCATCGCTTTGCCAAACCTCTACAAAACTCTCCCAAGCCCTCCGAGCGGCCTGACCCAAATCAGACTGGGCGATCATATCTCGAATCTCGTCCCACTTGCGAGCAATCACAACCGCGGCAGTCACAATCGCAATCGTCGCAAGTCCCCACGGAGACAAAAGAGCCGCCACTGCACGGGTGAGAAGAATAATTCCCGTACCAAGGGTGATAAACGCCTTCGTGGCAAGCAAAGCCACAGCAATTCCACCGAGGATGGCCGTTGCCAAAGCGCTAAACTCGGCAACCACCGCCCTCTGCTCCGGGGTCATGGCTTGGAACGCCTGCACTAGGTTCGTGGTGAATTGTGCCGCCTGTTTCACAATGGGGTTGTACTCATCCCCAACAATGCGGACTACCTCAACGATGTTGTTGAAGGCGATCCGCAGTTGAGACGCGGCGGTTTCGTTCCGCTTCCTGAACTCCTCAGTCAGAGCTATGTTCTCTTCCCAAGCCCGATTGGCTCGGTTCACAGCATCCGCCAGACGATCTGCCGCCTGGAACAAACGCAAGAGCGTGTCTCGGACGCGAATCTCCGAAGCTCCGACGTTTTCCAAAACAGCGAAAACGTTTTTCCCCTGCCGATCCAAACGCTCAAGTCCGCGGATGAACATTTCAATTGCCCGTATCGGATCTTCCCTAAAGATCCTCGCGAACTCTCGGGTACTCACATTGGCAACGCGGGCAAACTCACGCAACCTGCTCCCGCCTTGGGCCACGGCGTTCGCCATATTGATCATGACGCGGCTAATCGCCGATCCGCCCATTTCCGCACGAATACCAACGTCACTAAGGGCGGTCGCGAGAGCAAGAACCTCGGATGTCGTGAGTCCAATTGTCTTACCCGCACCAGCAATGCGCAGGGACATGTTCAAAATTTCAGTCTCAGTCGTAGCAAAGTTGTTGCCAAGATCAACAATCGCCGCGCCCAATCTGTCGACGTTCCCCATCGACTCCTGCATGATGTTCATGAGACGGGCAAGGTTTTGCGCACCTTCCTCACCCGTCAAGGTCGTAGCGACCGTGAGTTGGTCGATGACGCGGGTGAAGTTCGTCAGATTTTCAACGCCTCGGATACCAAGCTGACCAGCGACCCCCATAATGACCGCAAGTTCATTGGCCCCGGTCCTGGTCTCCAAAGACATCTGGCGCAAGTTGCGCTCCAAGGCGCGGAACTCGGCTTCCGAAGCATCCACGGTCTTGCGCACATTGGCAAAAGCATCTTCGAAACTAATAGACGCGGCCGCGGCACCCGCCATTGCCGCGGATGCCATGATGGACATCCTCTGGAATTGATTAGCGATGTGACCGATGTCCAGTTGCAAGAACACTAATTCGGAAGTGATCTTGCGGAGATGCGACCGCACTTCCCGGTTCATTTCCGCATAAGAACGAATGATATTTCGGCTACTTCTCTCAACCTGCTTATCAGTCTCACTGAGAGCCAGTTTAATGGTCGCGGTGGCCTCGGCAGAAACCTTGACCGCATGCCGGATGCCATCCATGAGCGAGCCAAAGTCACCAGTAAATTCAACATGCGCCCTGCCAAGATTGACGCTCTCTGCCATCCGAGACCACCTCCCTCAAAGAAAAATAGAGAAAAGGCCCCGGAAATACCGGGGCCTTACCTCCTTCTTGCCTTTGATCTCGCCCTCTCAGCGGCCTTTTTATTTTCCTCGTGCTTGATCTTGAACCACTCTGCCCATTCAAACAACTCCGATGTAGACAGACGCTCCTCAAGTTCGGCGACCGTCATCCCACCGAGGGTCTCCGCTATCATGAAGAGGAGCTGTCGTTCGCTGTCTCTTCGAAGTTTTTTGCCTCAACCGCCGCGACGTTCATCAGGCGCAGAGCCACCGAACCCAGTTTGTCCACAAAGCTACCGGTAGGTTGATTCCGAAGCACATCATAGTCAGCAGGCTCGAAAACCTGCTCTCCATCGGGAGTGTAAGTGCAGTGGATCACAGCCCACACTTGCATCTCTCCGATATCGATGCGCTCCGCATCCCCCGTGTTAGCTTTGCTCTTCTTCAAAATGTCACTCCGTTGCGCCACGGTTGGTTGGCGCACAATGAACGTCTCGCCGTCAATCTCGACGGTCTCTTCGTGACGCTTCGCACCACTTCCAAGCGTCTTGGCCCGTAGCCTATCCCTCAAGCTCTGCTCCTTAGCCATGATGAACCTCCTTTAATTTAAATATCCCAGCTAAACGATTTACCAGCGCCATCTCCGTCAAGCTGGAACGAAAGCTCTTCCGACTCCAGAGAAGACACGTCTCCGGAACGGTTGGCGGACTCGACCAACATGAAGCCGCGGAACTTCCTCGTTCCGTCTCCGGGTTTGACTTCCACAACCACGACTTCTCCAGCTTCCGCCGCGAAAATGAAATCTTTGCTCATGTCGTCCCAGCGGCTCAAAGACAACGAAATGTCATGAAGCCCATAGGTGCGGCTCCGATAACCGGTGCTTTGGGCATGTTCGAAGTCCGTATCGTCGAGGACGTCAATCGTCTGGTTGAGAGTGTAGGAGTTGGCCCCCGCGACATGTTGCATCGGCAAATAGTGACCGCTAATCGTTACGGGTCCGGCCACGGTATAACCCGGAACAAACGTCACCTTGCCGAACAAGTAATCGATATGAGCGATGTTCGCGGGGNCAACCNCCTCACCGTCGTCCTTTACGATGATGGGCTTGCTACGNTCCCAGACTTGCTTGGCTTCATCGTCGATTTGATACGTCTGGCCCGAAACAAGCGAAGCGGTCTCGTCCGTAAACTCCGTGGGCGTACCGCTCCGTTTTACCGTGGCCCTCCATCCGGGGGAACCCATCGGCTACCCCTCCTTTAAACCGCAGGTCCAAGAGGTCCAGCGGCTTGCAAGCTGATCTCTACAGTCTCCAACCCACCAACGTCACCAGACAAGCTGAACGTCTCGACGATGGCCTTGCCCTTGAATCCACTGGCATCCGTGCCGTCGGGCAGGTACTTCACCCAGACTTCGGTGCGGTTTTGCCAAGCATCCAAGAGCACATCGAACCCCTGTTGCCCAGGTGCCCAGTTCGAAGTGGCCGCCACATTCCAGTCCTTCAAGCCATAGATTCTCGAACGATACCCCTGGTTGGTTGCCATGTCGGTATCGTCCAGCACGTCGCCAGCCCAGTTAAGAGAGGCAGTCGTGGCCGGAAGGTCGTAATACACACTGTCGTCAGCGCTGACCTTAACTTTCTTTTGCCAAGCTCCCTGTCCCATAACGATCATCCTCCTCCGTTTTTGCGCGCGAAAAAGCCCCCGGCTTTCGCCAGGGGCTTAGCGCGAGTTGATGGTTTCTTCATAAAACCTTTTCCAACATCACCCGGTATCGAATCACCTGCTGAAACAGGTTGGGATCACCGTCTTGCCTCATCGGCAGTGTCGAGAAGATCCGCCGGAACATCAAAGTCTTCCATCCCGGCACAACGACGAGCGCGTCATCCATGGCCTCCATAACCGCGTCGCCGACCTTTTTGGTCTTCAAGACACCGCCCTGGTTCTTGTCACACCACACATGAAAGCTCCAAATCAATTCCTCGCCTCGGGAATCCCCCATCGTGTACCAAGGTTGCGACAACGAATCGCCGGGCGAGACGACGTAAGGGTATTTGGCATCGGGAGGAACGTCAATGACGTAGTACGCCGTCGCCCCAGATGCAACAAACGCGGGGTGTTGCGTGAGATGCTGAAAAATAGCCACCTGGAGCGGCTCCCACAATGACACTCACGCATCACCCCCTTGCCACTTGTTGAATGATCCTCAAATACTTCTCTCGGTTGAACAAAAGCGTCGGCAACCATGCAGGACGCGGCTCTACATAGTGCCCATGCTCATTAACACCACCAAACTCAAGTAGAGGAGCATGAGCGGCCTGCGTAGAAACCGCTCCCGTGTATTTCTCCTTCGTCACCGACACGACACCGGAATCAATGGTGTCCCTCAAGGTGCCCCGAAACACCGCAGGAGGATCTCCAGGGGCGGACGCCCTATGAACCCCAGGTCCGGGTCCGGAAACTTCTCGCCAGTAAGGCGTACCGGCCAGGACGTAGTAACGCCCTCGCGGCTCTTGCGAGAGAGTTACCTTCATGTCCTTGACGTACTCATCTTGCGCCGCCAGCATGCCTTTGGTGATCTTATCGATGAAGTATCGCTCGACAGCCGGGAGGTTGCTCTTAAAATCACCCTTTGCCATGTTAACTCCCTCCCGGCCCGATCCTCAACGCATCCACCTCGTAATGGTGACCATGAGGTTTGTTGACGATTTTGAACTTATACCGAGGCAGGTCTTTTTGTTCTTCGTAATCAAACGGAACCGCTTCAACCGCCTCCATCGTCTCGTCAAGTTCCAACGGCTTCCCCTCAAGGTCAACCAATGGCATGTAAATGCGGTGCGTTGCGAACACCTGGTTCGTGTCCGCCCCTGCTCGCTCCAATCCCCGAAGGGTCCGCACGTATGCTTTTGCCTCTCCAATGGTCTCCCAAGTCGTTACCAAGTACCCCGTATTCTTATCCTGCTTCTCGGTGAGCCTGCCGATAGAGACCATCGTGTTCAAAGCGTCTTCAAACGGCATGTGCGCTCACCTCTTCAAATATACCGATTATCCCACATGCCGCGCCAAAAATCCGGCTTGGGACGATCAGGATCCATTCTCAGCAACTTCTTGTCCGCTACAGAGATGCCGCCCGCATAGGGCTTGGCCCCCATAACGGCGGCTTTCCGCTTCATGCTCTCGGCAATCTCCTGCCACCGTTTGGCAACGTCCGAGAAAGACTCCCGGTAATCGCCCACAGCCAAGTCTGCCTTGAAAGCATATTTGCGAGCGAGAATTTCGGCGGCACGAGAAGCCGCCCCATAAAGAGTTTTCTCCTCGTCAATAAGTCGAGCCAGCGTTTCATCCGAAATGTCTTCGGTGGAGGGAGAACCAAGCTCCTCTCGCACCTCTTGTACCGTCGGACGAGAATCAGACATGGTTCATCCCTCCCCCGTCCTAGTTGCCACCTCGCGCCGACTTGAGCGCTTCGATGGCCGCTTCCTTCCCCTTGACAGTGCCAATGCCGGGAATTTCATAGTTCCCAAAGCCTTTGTGGTACTGCCTCACTTCGGCTTCCCAGTCAACAGAATCGCCCATCACATCGCCGCTAGGCTCTCCAACTGCCGAAGACTCAACCGACGAAGAGGGGGCGGCAAAACCTGGCCTCAAACGAGGCCAGTCCGCCACCCCCAACTCCACCAGCGCTTCCGCTTGCTCCGGGGTGATATCGGTAATGACCTCCCCCGCGAGATAGCGGCGTCCATTATGCCGGATGGGCGACTTGACCTCAATCATGGTCTCGCCCCCATTAGCTAACAGCGTTGAGAATCAAGAACCCGGCACCATCTGCAACCTGACGAATGTCCCATTTGTCGCCGTAGGAGACATAGGTCGCCTTCGCGCCGGGGTCAGGATGGCGATACCGCTCCACACGCGGAAAGTCGCGGCTACGGAACAGCGAAACAGCCGTCACCGTCCGCAGAGAAGGACGCGGCGCACGATAGCCGATGAAGCAGTGCTTGCCCCAAATGTAGGTCAGGTTGTCCGCCTGCCCCTCCTTGGAGGCATTTTCCACCGCGGAACCAACCAGGAACGTCTCCACATCAAAGAGACGCGCCAGCATTTCGGGCGTAATCGAATCGCGGCTCGTGTACTTCACCCGATCCAGAATCATCGGGTGGTTCACAAGCGCATTAAAGACCTCCTGCCCCACGATGATCAGGTTCGGCTTGCGAAGCGCCTTGGAGAGCACGCTCGATTTGCCGTCCTGGATCACCACAAACGGATTGGAGTTCTCATAGTCATCCCACTGGTCGCCGCCCGAAAGCGTTTCTTTAAAAGACCATTTGTTTTTGTCAAAGAAGATCCCGGCGGCCTCTTTCTCCAAACGAATGCGAATGCGCTCCTGAAGACCAATCACGGCATCCTCATACGGAGCAAAGGGCTCATCCGCGTTGTCGCGCTCCTCATCAGGCACCGAATCGCGGAGAGTGTGCTCCACGAGGCGGTAGGTATCGCTTCCAACCTCGTAGTCCACCTCGTTCGGAGGCGAACCAGGAGCGCGCCGATCCTCCACCACACGCAGATGATCATTCGAATAGGTCGCAAAAAGATCCGAGTCCTTCCGGACCGGAACCACCGTGCAAGCACGCTCGGCAATGAAGCCCTCGTTGCTGATCCGGCGGCTAAAGTTGGTCAAGTATTGATCAATATGGGTAGCTCCAGCCGTAGGCATTATACTCCACCTCTTTCTTCAAATCTCGATTTCCCTTGAACGCCGACTCACGACGCGCTCAGGACAAACGGACCGATAAGCAAGATCTCAATGATATCCCCGGCGGCGGAAGCCGCTTCCAACGCAATGCCGCGGACCACATCGCCGCCAGTCGTCTTGGCAACCGCCTGGCCGTTGGTATTCGAACCCACAAAAGAACCCCTTGCGATGGCTCCACCAGCAATCACCTTGCAGGTGCCGCCGATAGCCACCGTCACAGGCATGCCCTCGTCCGCACGATAGAAGTCCGTCAGAATCCCGATGGGCAAATCTTCCTCATCATCCACCAGAGCCACGTCGTAGCTTCCCGATCCAAGCTTCACAAAGTGATAGCGTGCATCGGAAAGGTCTTCCCCTGCAGTAAAGGTCTTGTAGACCGGAACACTCATCTGGCTCACACTGCTCACCCTTTCGTTTGCATATGATAAAAAACACCCCCCATCGGGGTGCCATCAACGATTCAGTTGTTATCCGCTGTTACTCCTTCGCCACAGGAATCGAACGGTCGTAAGCCTCCACAAGGTCGGGATGCTCCCTAGCAACCTTGCGAGCGGCTTGATCGTAGGGAATATTCTCCTCTTCGGCGACCTTCTTCACCAGTTCGGCAAACTGCTCCGAAGGATCGCCCGAAAGAGGCTTCCCGTTGCTTCCAAACTCCTTGAAAAGATCGCCCTTGGCAATCCGCTCCTGAGCCGCCTTGAGAATCTCCTCAAGCTCTTGGACAAACTCAGGAGAAATCTTCTCCTGCGCCTCGTAAAGCACCTTGGCGATTTTATCAACCTCGGCGACGCCCGCATACCCCTCGGCACGCTTGCGGATCTCAGCCTTCACTCGGGCCTCGCGCTCCGCCTTGGCGATCTGCTCCGCCTCCTGCGCCTTACGCTCAAGCTCCTCAAGGCGCTTGCGAACCGGCTCGGGCAAGTCAGCCTTGTTGATCTCCTCGGCCTCCTGCTCCTGAGCCTTCTTCGAAAGCTCCTCAACCTGCTTTTGAAGTTCTTCCAGCTTCTTCTCCTGCTCGTCAAACGCCGCCTTAACAGCCGCTTTGACTTCCTCCGACACACCTTCCAAGATAGCGTCAAGGGTCTTCTCCTGCTCACTCATCGTCTCTTCTCCCTCCCCATTCATTTCGTGAAGCCCCAAGTGCTTCGCAATGATATTCCACGCCGCCCTCAACAGCGAGCGGTCATGTCCATTGGCCGTTTCAACCGTCTCCGGCACCGTCTCACCCCCCTCCTCGGCCCGTTTGATCACAAGAAACCGCCTTTTGTTCGCGGGGCGATCAACAGCCGCGATGGCTTCCACCTCTAAATCAACAAGCTTCCTAGGCAACGTCATCAACCTCCACTCGGATCGCCGTTCCTTCCAGACTGAGACCAGTGCGCTCCCCTTTCTCGATTTTCTCGAAATACTCGGGGTTCCACACAACCCCAAGAAGCCATGTACCCTTCTTCACGGTCTCCCCGTTGACCTCAAAATCAGTTGGCGCAATATAGCACTCAACAATCGTGCCGAGTTCCTCATCGTTTTCCGAAGGAATATGCATATCGTTGAGACCGCGCTTTTGCACCACCTCATAGGCATCGGTGATGTCCAGCCGCACACTCTCGCCACTCTCCGCGGCCTTGACCACTTCCTCCAAAACCCGAAGAGCCGTCTTAGTCAAAGTGTCCCGCCCCTGGAGACGACGCATGAAATTCCAACAAGCCTTCTCAATCTCTTCAGCATCAGCGAAGTCTCCCTGGCTGTCTACCGTGTCCGGCTCATAAACAATGCCAAGAGTGTAATACTTTTTGTCGCTCTTGGCGATGAATCGGCCTTGCTTTTTCACCTTCACCCACTTCCCCGTCCGTTCGTCTTTCTCCCAACCTGCCCGCTGGACCGCGGCCCATGCAGTGGCGGCGGCTCTCCCTTCGTCGCCGTACTGCCTCTCCGCAGAATTGAAAGCCCTGCGCCAAACCGTCTGCGCTTCCTCCGGCAGGGCATCACGAACAGGCTTGGGAAGGTCACGGTTTCTATCGTAGGGCAATAGGCATCACCTCCCCATCAAAGGAAAGTGCCAGGAAGATCCGCCGGGCGCACCGACACGCGAACAAAACAACGACAAAGGGGATGGATGGGCGGCGCTTCGACAAAATCCCCATCTACGGAAAACAGCCCACGTAGCGGAACCTCCTGACCATGCAGAGGACCGCAACGGGGACATACCCTTTCGTCAGCCTGCGTGAAGTAGGTCTTCGTAACCAGCTTCCCATCCATTTCCCACAGCAGGCCAGCAACCAAGAACCCTCGGGCGATCGCCGCAACAGTATTGGTTTCGCCGATCATCTGCTGGCGAACATCCAGCAACCGCCGGGCATTCATAACCGCCGCCTCAAGCCCTTCCGGACCATCGGAAAGAACTGGCCTCAATGCGGCACCGGCGAATCGACGAGTAAGACCAAAAGCGCCAGCGGCAATAAGCGCATTCATCGTGCTCCTGTCCGCCAATCCGGCCTCATTCAACGACATGACAGACTCGATAACGGCCATTCTCGTTTCAGCCGCAATCAATTGAGCCTGCCTCGCCGCCTCGGAACCAGCCCACATGGCGATTTCCATATCAGCCATCCGAAGCGGCACAGGTTCATCTTCTTCGATCGCCAACCTCCTCACGGAAGCCCGTGCCGCCTCTCGCAACCTCGGAGCCAACAGCCTTGCCAGGCGCTCCTCAAGAGCAATCCACAAGAACGGATCGGTCCATTCGACCCAATCCACCGCCAACAGGGTATCCTGCACTTCCATAAACCAAAGGAGCACCACAGCGGCAATCTCCGCCTGGTGCTCCTCCAGCAAGTCTGCATACCACGCTGGCTCCGGCCTCAACGCTTGTTTGGTCAAGAACTCGGAAGCCAGACGATTAATCTCGTCCTCCCGCTTCAACAGTTCTTCAAAGGGCAGGTGGACGTGTTTCATTGTCCGGCCTCCCTGCGAGCGCCCTGCCGATCGCATCCCTCTCCCGCGCCTCAAAGAGGGCCTGGTTATCTTCCAACTCGTCGCTCTCAGCCTCGGGAAGCCCCAGGAATTTGCGCATGAACTTGCGGAGCCTGGGATCGGTTCTGAGAGCGTCCACTCCAGCAAGACGGAAGATGATGTCGGCCAGCGTCTTCGGATCCACGTTCACCACCGGACCATGGATAAACCGCGGGAGCTTTTCCCTCGGCAGGTCGCGGCCATTCAACGCAAAAAGGCGCGGCACCGCATAGCGATTCAGCACTTCGGCGATGATATCCAACCAAGTCATCATCGCCTGCCCGAGAAGGCTTCGCTTCACATCCGCCAATGCATAGGACCCAGCATTCTCGTGCCCCATGAGGATGATGTCCGAAAGCACCGACATGGCAATACGGGCGTCGTAACGCTGGATCACCCTCTCGGTGTCCATCGTTTGCGATCCTTCGGACGAAAGAAGCACAAGTCCCCCCGCCTCCTTCCAAGAACGAGGCAGGACTGCACCCATGGCTTCGTCCTTTCGAATCCTCGAAATCATCTCCTGGGCGAACTTGAGCTTCTCCCTCGCATCGTCGTTGTCCATGAAAATCTCGTCAGGGGCATAGAGAACCGGGTATCCAGCTAGATTTCGCTCAATACCGATGGCCTCAATAACCTCGATCCGCTTCTTGTAATACCACGGCTTAAACGCCCCTCTAAGGACGCTTTGGCCCTCGGGGTTATTCTTCACCGTCTGCGTGCGGAACAAGAGGAGCTTTTCAATCGGGATCTCAACTAACCCGGTCCTTCCATTGGACCAGGAAACATTCTGCCGAATTCCCTTGATGCCGCCCTCATCGTCGAAAATCCACTCCCAAATCGTCTCCTGAGCACGAAACGGGAGTTTCTTCCAACGAATCGTGCCATCGGGAGCTTGCTTGTAGCAAATCTCGGCGACGGAGAAACCATAGGGCAAAAACGTCAAAGCCTCGTCGATGAAGTCCATCCATCCATGAGACATGCCGTGCATGTTCTCAAGAAGAAAATCGGCATCTCGCTTTTCTTGGTCACTGTCCCCAGCCGCTTCTACCCTCCACTCGGCACCGCGGGCAAACTGGCTAATCGCAAAAAGAACCGCAGAAACAACCGGGTCCATCTGCATTTCTTTGTACGCTTGGACCCGTTCCTGAAGCGTCCTCAGTTGCGGCAGAAAATCCTCAATGACCTGACCGCCACTGGTCTTTAACCCCGTCGAGCCCAACTCCCTGAAAACAGGCCCAGGAGGGGCGTCTTGCTTTTTCACTTGTTTCCTCGCCAAGGAATCACCCCTCCTTCACCTTGTAACCGCCAACCTATCTCAAAAGAATCCAGGCGGCCCGGTCGGTAAAAGGAGGAAAACCCGAACGAACCGCCTGGATTCTTCATTAACGTACACGTATTCACGCCAATTATAACACATAATCTCGACAAATCAAATAGGTCACCTTACCAACCTGTCGTCCAGTAGCTCCCGCTGACTCCCACAAGAACAGGGGAAACATTCGCGCCACCCGCCAAGATGCTGGCCGCGGCCAAGGCCAAGGCATCAGCGCGGTCGGGAGACTTCAATCCCCGCGCCCGCATCTCGTCCTTGCTTTCTACCTTGATCTTGCCGCCACTATCGACGATTTTGTATTTGATCGACGATAGTTGCGCCGCCAAAGTGTCATCCGGCGGGAGCGCAATGGCGTTCGGATTCTCGGGATCCAGCATCTCCCGGAGGTTCCAGTAAAGCTCCGACCGCAGATTGAAGAACTTCTCGGGTTTCGTCGCCTTCGTTTGAACATTGACGCCGACCACAGGCAAGCCTTCCTGCTTCGCCTGGTCCACAACACCGGCACCGACACCAATTTCGTCCACGCGGATGATCCTCGCGCCGGAAGCATATTGGCGAATGTAGCCAACCGACTCCGACGTAGAGGCGTGCTTCCACGTCTTCAAGGGATGCACAAACCGACCCGAAATGATGCAACACACACTTTCCGCATCGCCATAGCGCGCAATGTCAACCCCGGCGACTTCACGTCCATCTGGAGCCATCTCATGCCACCGCTCCTGCGCCGCCTTTATCCACGACAGGGGAATGAGCGTATCATCACCTGTCGGCGGGAATTCCCCCAACACCTGCGAATACCAAAGAGGACTGTCTTCGCCCCACTCAACCCTACGCTCTTCTACCCACTGTCGCGAAACAAGGCCGGGAATGACCTCGCGACCTTCCTTCACGTTCGGCGTATCAAAGGCGCTGATGGTGTGCGTCACAAACTTTGGGTCGGAGAAGTAGCTGTGAAAGATCGTCCCCGCCTCAAGCGGGTTCCCGATGTGCAAAACACGAGCGCCTTCCGAAGTCATCAAGGCCGAATGCACGCGCTCATGAATCGCCGCGTCAATCTCAGCCGACTCGTCCATGATGATGAGAATGCGCCCTGACTTCGGGTGAATACCCTGGATAGTACCTGGGTCATCCGTCGAGAACCCAAGCACAAACCACCCAGGACCGAGCCGAATTTCCGTCTGCAAGAACTCGGACCCTAGAGGTATGCGGGCACGCTCCTTCAGCGAATGAATCACCGACCACACGTTCGACCGGACCTGTCGAAAGGTGCGGGCCGTCGTCAACACAACGCTGTCGGGCCAAAGATGACTGAACGCAAGGGCCAAACAAGCCCCGAGATAGGATTTCCCCGTCGCGTACGCCGACTTCACCGCCACATAGCGGTTGTTCCACACGTCGTAGAGGATCTCGCGCTGTTTCTCCCACAACTGCACACCGAAGACATTCTCAAGCCACTTGTCGGGATTGTTCTGATAGTACTTGATGATCGTCTCCCGCTTCGGCGGCCTCCCAATGTTCCTCTTGTTGGGATCCAAGGGGATCGGCTTATCCAACTTCACCTTCGGCACCATCTCACCCCCCTCCAAGGGCGAAGAAAAAGGACCGCACCCAAGCGGCCCTCATCCATCCGCGATGTATTCATCGATCACCGCATTGATCTTGCGGCGAAACTCCTTAAAGCCCTCGTCCTCTTCTCCGAGTCCGTATTCAACTTCTTCCCCCGGTCGCAGAGTAGCCTCCTGGGCAAGTTCCAAGATGCCAACCAACATAGCAGTCCCTATCGGGAAGCCATCCGGAGAAAGCACCGTGCACCGAGTCGTTGCATGCCCATCCAAATCCTCTTCATACTCGATGAGCAGACGGACCTTCGTCATCGCTCATCCCCCTCAAAATGGAACATCGTCAGGAGTCATATCTAGAGGTGCCTGCATCCGGGAACCACCGCCACCAAGGGATCTCGCGGCCTTCTCATCCATCCCCTGCACCTTGCCCGAGTCCTTCTCATCCACCTGCCCCTTCGGGCGATCCAAGAAACGCACCTCGTCCGCCACAACCTCAAAAATCCTGCGCCTCTCCCCTTGGGCCTCATAGTCGCGGACCTGTAGCCGCCCTTCAACGCCAACCAAACGCCCCTTCGTGAGGTTGCTCGCAACCACCTCGCCCAACTTGCGCCAGGCCACAACAGGGATAAAGTCCACCCCGCGTTCTCCACTTCCACTGTACGGTCTTTCCACCGCCACAACAAAGCTCGAAACCGCTACTCCGTCCTGCGTATACCTCAGTCTCGGGTCCGCCGTCAGTCTCCCGATCAAACAAATCCGGTTCACAAGTCTTCCTCCCCATACGCATATGGCTTGCAAATCGGCCCGATTAGCTTGCCTTCCACCTTGGCCTTCATGTATTCAGGCTTGAACGGAGCACCATACCAGTACGGCACCTCGATATGGCAACCCCCACACTCATCGCCCAGCGGACGGAATAATTGGAACAACCCCGGATACCGAGGTGTTACCTCAATGTGCCTGCCGCACGGAAGTTCCGCACTGGTGCACGAGAGCGTTCTGACCACCAACTTCTCGCGGGAGCGACGCTTTTGGGACACTCAAACACCTCCATGAAAAAGAAACCCGCCGCATAAGCGACGAGTCATGGGAATTTACCCGAATAGAATAGGATCACCTCACGCGAAAAACCGCCTATGTAAAACCCGCCACCCCGAGCAACACCTTTGCGCCGGGGCGGCGGGCAAAGTTGTCAACGAGGCGGGCGAGAACTTGCACCTCGCAACTGTCAGAGGCCCAATGTCGCCTCCTAAGCGTCTACTGTTCCGCCACCGCCTCGCCGTCCGGGATGCCCCGAACCCAATACCAGGACGCTTGAATCGCTAATTATCTCAGCTATCGCTTGGCACCCTCAAGGAGTCCAAGCATTCTTTAAAGATCGACAGCCATTCTTCGGTATCAACGGTTCGGTTGTACTCCATACCCCGACCAATCCACTTGTACCACCAAATTTTTATCTCCTGGCCTGACTTGCCATAGTACCAGAAGTTTGGAGCGGGCCTCCCAGGCTCGGCCCCATATTCGGTGCCAGCCTGCCCTGTGCAATCGCACCAGGGGCAGTCCTCTTCGTCGCACCAGCAGTAAGAGTGCATCATAAAAACGTCGTTCTTAAAGTTAGCGCCGTAGCCATACAGACCACCGAGCAACCCGCCCCTGTACTCAGCATGGCCGTTTTCAGCCAAAATTTGCGTCAGCTTTACAAGGTCGTTTTCAATCAGGTCCCCGGCTCTCTCGGGCACAACGAGTTCAATTTCCAACATCTCCAGCGCCCCGTTCGACTATGCTAATAACTCCCAAATACGTACTGCCAGAAGAAGCGGGTAAAGTTGGTGCGCACGGAGCGGTCACCCACCTGGATGACGGCTCCGTGCGCTGGATTTTTAGGGGTCTGCGCAGTGGACCCCGCACCCCACATTCCTGCGGGGCGACTGGATAAAGCAGGGCACTGCACTGGTGCCCGCGCCGTACCGCCGAAGCAGTACGGGGGATAAATAAGCTATTGTGACCCAGGCCAGGCCATCACCGCTTGCACTCTTACTATACCATAGTTTCCCCCTAAGTGCAAATCGTGCCACCTCACGCGAAAAACCCACCCACTCGAACCCTGCCCTGAAGACGCGGTTCAACACGAACGCGCCATCTCCGCAACGCGTTGCCACGGTCCGTTGTCGACGCGAAAGCGCGCGACACGCCAAACATACGTCTCGTACAGGGACAACGCTCGATCCGGCGTGATGAGTCGGAGCCTCACCGCCAAGAGAAGGACACTTCTAACGAACCTGTGATACGGGATCTTACAACGGATCGTTACGTACAAGTTGCCTGTCTGCATGACTCATTCTCCTGTTCAGTCAACTTCTACAAAGCATCCATGTTCGCACGAATCAACCAAAGCCCGCAATGGATGCAATGTCTCCGGCTGAATGTCTCTCGCACCTTCCACGATCACCAACACCCTATCGCTTGCGGGGGAGAGTCCCCTGAATGCATAAGGGGAGTCCGCCCCAAAACCCTTGGCATACCATGTGGGGGAACACCAGAGTTCCCAACGTCTCATCTCCGATCCCAACGGCACCTTCTGCGCTCGATAGAATGACTCGACCCAACTCCAAAGGCCGACATCAAGACGCCTTTTATTCGGAGCCACTGTGATGACGAGAGAGTCTTGCCAAAGGTGCAAGAACGCCACAAGCATCAAAGCGGCGGCCCTTTCCCTTTCTACGAACAGGATGGTCTGCCGAAAGGATATGGATTTGGCCGACTTCCAACTATCCAGGCAGAAACGCTCGAAATCAGTTGGCGTCACACCGAGTACCTTTTCACACCACCATGCCGGGTTCTCTTGTGCCGTTCGCGATATCGCCTTGGCTATCGCTACTTTATCGTCGATCACGTCTTGGATCATGCATCCCGCCTCCTTGCATGCCCACGGCCTATAAAATGGCCCACATGCACACAACCGGACGAGTCCCGCGGTACACGCAAATGTTACGCTAATACCGATTGTACACCAAACACTTTCCCGATACAATAGCTCTGAAGGAGGTTATAGTAATGCATCCCTATGTGCGAGAATTGGTAGCTCAAGCCGCATCTAACCTCAAAAGGGCCGAGCGAATCAATGACGACGATTTCTTTATCAAGCTAGTCACCCAAAGCCATCGAACATTGAGTGAGGTTCTCGCTATTGCGAAAGACCAATCCCTACTCACGTCCTGTGTCGAGTGCGGAAAACCAATAGTCCTCGCTGGCCCCGGACGACGTAGGAGCAGGCGATATTGCTCAAATGCTTGTCGTTCCAAAGCCTATCGAGAGAGACTAGCTTCAAAACGAATGGAGAAACAACAAACCCAACCTTCCTGCCACCGAAGCGGGGAAACTTAAAAGCCTCTCCCGAAGGAGAGGCCCTTTTTTGTTTTGTCGTATGTGTGCAGGCATCGGCGACGGCGAGCGAACGCGCCAGAAAACGTGAGGTTCCCCCGTCGCCCGGTGCGGCCTACCCAGGTGCTCCCGCCGCACCGGACTAACGATAGCAGCCTCCAACGCCGGGGGTAACGTTCACCGCCTAGCCCAGACCTGGTACCGAGCCAGGTTGACGGAGGCCCGTTAGCCGATCCGGCACTCTGGCCATCAGTGCCTCGTCGGCCACGGGACTATTATAGCACGAACACACTCCGAGCGCAACCCACTGCCTCGCGCGCCCTTTTGTACGACTCTCCCGCGTACCGAGCGCGCCGCCTTGTCGATCACGTCCGCAATGCGCTTCATGCGCTCGACCAAAGCCCTCGGGTCTCCTTGGTGTGTCATACGTACAGGAGAAGGGATTTATTCTGCCGGGGAGCGGCCAGCGAAAGCGCCACGATTTTTGAGGCAGAGCGTCCCGCCCCGCGCCCTCCGGCCCTCCGGCCCAGCGCTCGCCCCCGGCCTCCGCACACCGGCCGCGCCCTGCGCGCCGCCCCGCACCGCGGCACCGGGGAAGGCAAGGGCTCGGCGTCGCAAGGGAAGGGAAGCAGGGTGACGCCCCGCGCCCGCGCACGTCTTGCGCCCGTTGTGTCCTCTGGCGCGGTCGTCCCCCGCCCCCAAGCCCTGCGTCCTCTAATACCTACTATCGCCATAATAGGACCTAGGGCTCCTCCGCGCCGCCGTCCTCCTCCATCCTCTCGCGCATGTAGCTAACCCAGTCTACGGCGATAGTCCCCGAATGCCTAAGCTCCCGCCGTTCGGCGAAGCGCTCCGGGTCCGCGGCCTTCAGCAGAAAGATGGCCGACGTCACCCCAGGCATGCCGGGTTCCTCCATCGCCCTTTGCTGGAGTGTTTGCTCGATCCGGCGCACAATACCCAAGTAAGCCGCGTTTTCTTCTCGCGTGAGTTCGTCCGGATCGATACCGAAGCGCTCGGGGATCTTGTCCGCCCACCGCGTGCTACGGCGGATCAAGCGGCAAGCCCCAGTCCTGTTCCCAGTCCGCGCGTATGCAAACAGATATTCCCGGACTTCCTCGGGCCAATCCTCCGGCGGCTCGTAGCTGACTTCTTCTGCTGGCAGGACCATCGGCCGCGGGACGAACCGCCGCTTGAGTTTGCCCTTTTTGTTGCCCGCGTTACTGGCCACGCGAAACCCTCCTCTCTCTCTTTCTTTCCCTTCCTCTCCCCCGTTCCCCGCGTTCCTGGCGCGTTTCTTCCTGGTTTCTGCAGAGTTTCTGCGGCAGAAACGCGGCAGAAACTCCTGGCCCTTTGAATAGCTGGACTTTCCGCCCCGAAGTAGGTTGTCCCCGCCCAGACGGATTCGGGAGCCCGCCTGACGAAAGAAGAAAACCGGGACCGAATATGGTCCCGGTATCGCAAGAACCCCTTTTGAACCCGCGCCAGTCCACGGGAGAAGCACTAACCCGCACCGCGTCCCCCGTGCCTGAAAAAGGCAAGAGATTCCCCAAATAATCGCGGTGCGGATCAGTGCGCGTTCTGTCGTGCGCGGTGCTGTTCCGCGGCGGTGCTTCGCTTTTCCGCGGCTTCGCCCCGCCGCGGTCGCACGCTTCTTTCGTGCGCGTGCGACGCGTACGCGCACCGCGATTATAGCAAATTTTTTCGCAAGATCAAATAGGTCAAAACCGCCCTCAAAATCGCCGAAATGGGCTTGGGAAGGGTGTTTCAGTCGAACTAAACAGAGCCCAGACAAGATGTAAACTTTTTGTAAATCTTTCCGCCCTAACCCACGTCCCCCAGGCAACGCGGGACGCTAACCGGGCAACGCGGGATGAAATTGATCCCGCTGAGATGAAAACTTTTTGTTGACACGTGCCCCGGAATGGGATACAATGAAGACGAAAGGACAGGACGTTGACAACCAAACCGGCGGAGGGCAACCCGATGAAACCGGACGCACCACCCCCAGAAGGGGGCGCAAGGCGCAGGCGATAAGCGCTGGGGCCAGCGGGACACTCGCCACGATCCGCACGAGGAGCCGCCTAGCGGAGAACGGACCTGACCACGGCGACGGCGACGAGTCACCCAGGGACGCAGGAGCCCTGGGGAGGGATAGCGGCCAGTCAGTAGCCGCCGCGGAAGCGGCATCCAGGCGGGGAGCGAGCAGGGAGACACCCAGCCCCAAGGGCATAGAGAAGAAGCAACCAAAGCAACAGCCCGCAAGGTACAGTCCGTGTGAGTCGGACCGGGGAGACGATAGTCTCCCCGCTACGCTCAAGGGCGAAGCCTCAAAAACAAAAAGGAGTTGGTATCCATGGCTCGGGTTTACTACGGTGTAGCTGTAGAGCATTATCCCGGGTGCTACCGGGTGAAGCTTGCTAGCCCCCGGTATTTTCTCCAGATTAAGCGGCGCGGGCGCGAGTGGCTGAGCGAGATTCGGAAATCAGAAACTGGAGAGCTGGTCTGCTATCGGGGTATTTGGCCAACGCTCCGGGACGCCATTGACGAAGAGCGCCGCCTTCTTCCGGTTGAAGTGGGCGGCGGCGGACAAGATTACCTGTAAAGAGGGCGCACCCGCCCGCTAGGCCCAGTCCCGAGAATGCCGGGACCGGGGGAGAGAACCTCTCCCCTGCGGCGCTCAAGGGCGAAGCCCGAAAAATAAAGAGGAAGGATGAAAGATATGACCCGTGATCATTTTGCGCAGATGTTGGGATTCAAGGACTATGAAACGTTGATCCAGTCCTCAGAGCCAGTTATTAGGGAAGGTGATATCGCTTGGTATATCACCAAGCTCCCTTGCGGCCACTGGGCTGCTTGGGACGAGTGGGAATTGTCACCGGACAGAGTGGTGTATTTCAGCACTCGTGGCGAGGCCGTGGCCTTTCACCTTGGGGCCTTCGCCGAGAAGTGCAGGGCTGAACTAGCCTAACCCGCCTGATGAGGCCCGGCGGCTCCGGGCCGAAACCGGGCGCAAGCCCGGTCGCGGGAAGCCGCGCTACACTGTCGGAGGATTAAGGAGGTAGTATTCATGGTTGGCGATTTCATCCAGATTTTTGTGGGTCACGCTGTTTGCGGCTGGGCCGTCGGAACTAGACGCCTTCGCGGGTACGTTATCAAGGAGACCGAAAAGGCCATTCAGTTTCGCCCGGAAAACGGGCGGCATTCTCTGTGGATCCCCAAGCGTGCCCTCAGAAAAGCCGAGGGCACGTATTGTAGTTACGACCTTGCAGAATGGTTCGGTCACAAGGGTTATGAAGCCTGGTTTATTGACAAATACAGCGATATTTCCGCAATAAACGCCCGCTAGGCTAGGAGGTGCCGATATGCTCACGGTAGCGTGCCGCTGGTGCGGCACGGAGTACCAAACCACCTGCGAGGACGACGTGTACTGCTCGCAGGTATGCATGGAAACGGCCGGTGAGGGCGAGGAAATCCCCACGAACGAACAGGAGGACGCACCCGCTCGCTAGGCCCGGAAAGCCCGCCTGACGATGGCCGGGTGGCGCCCGGCCGAAACGGCCCTCTGGGCCGTCGCGGGAAGCCCGCAAACTGAAAAGAGGATAGAGGTGATTGCCGCATGATGTGGGTTACAGATATTGGGCCTAGTTGTCCGGAGTGTGGGATGACACTGTACGCATACGTAGAGGCGAGTGCTCCCGAGGCGGAGGACATGAGAGAACGAATTCGGAGAAAAACGGGGAAACGCATTGCGGCCGAGAAGGGAATCATAATCGCCTTCTGTGCTTCCTGCCATCACGGGATGACGTTCGCCGCGCCAAGGGAAGATACTGCATCGCTCCACATTGCCGAGTTGAAAGACGCGCACCGTCGAAGCTTGCTCTCATCCCTCCCCGCCTGACGATGGCCGCCTGGTCAGCGGCCGAAACCGGGGTGCTTCCCCGGTCGCGGGAGACCGCATACAACACCAACAAGAAGGGCGAAAGCCCAAAAACAAGACTCCCCGCGGGTGCGAGCCGCGGGGAGTTAGAAAGGAGCGCGTGGAGATGGCACGCAACCCCAAATACAGCGTAGAGGATCGCGCCGCCAAAATCAAGGCGCGCACGGAGGAAGCGGTCGCCGCATTCCTCCGCATGATCGAAACCGGGCAATTCCCGGAGGCAGTGGGGAAACTCACTATGCTTTCCCGAGCATCGGACGCACCTTCAGCCCGCTGGAGTCCGGGAAACCAGGCGCTCATGATCGCCGCCGGTACCATGGACGCCCGCGGGTTCCGGCAGTGGGAGGCCGTCGGCCGCCGGGTGAAAAAAGGTGCGAAGGCATTCTACATCTTCGTTCCGTGCATGATCACGAAAACGGAGATTGACGAGGAGACGGGCGAGGAAATCACCCGGAATGTCCTCGTCGGCTTTACGACGACGCCTGTTTTCCGGGTAGAGGACACGGAGGGCGCGCCGCTCCCCGCCTACGATCCCCCGAAGTTGCCCCCGCTCATCGACGTAGCGCGGGCTTTCGGTGTATCGGTCACTTACGCCCCGCCGGCGGGAGCATGGGGCGGATACTACGCCCCGGATCGTGAGGAAATCGTCCTCTGCACTCATGCCGAGCGCGTATTCTTCCACGAGCTCGCACACGCCGCCCACTATCGGTTGCCGGAGAACCCGGCAACCCCGGCGAGTGATACGGCCCGGAAAGAAATTGTCGCCGAGATGGCGGCCGCGGCGCTCTGTTATATCTACGGCTTTCGTGGGTATGAGGTGCAGAGTGCGCGATATATCGAGCACTTCGCGGGTACGTCGGGGAGCCCCGAGAAAACCCTCAGAGAGCTAATGAAGTACACTGGGGAGGTGAAGGCCGTCTTAGAGTTGATCCTTGAGACGGCGGAAAGCATTAATAGGCATGAGGATGTAGCCTGAACCCCGGAGGGCCGCGGCTAACGCCGCGGCCCTCAAGAATTAAAAGGGAGGCAAGAGCTATGACCACTTACACCGACGCGAAAGGTGTCGAACGTGAAGCGGTTTTTCTCACCTGGTCCCAGGTGCGGGACATCCTGGGACGCGACCACAACGGCAGTGCGGAGGACGACCGGCGCCTCGTTTCGGCGCTCCGAGCGCTGGGCGCTCCGCCCTGGATCGATGACGCCGAGGGCTGGATTGATGATTCCGGCTGGGGACTCATCGGCCCGGAAATCGCCCGCTAGGGAGTCGGCGGTGAAACCCCGCCGGGGGCGCACTAGCGCCCTTCCGCTCAAGGGCGAAAGCCTCAAAACCCCCAAAACCGAGGGAGGAGAATCAAGATGAAAAAGGCATACGACGGATGGCGAATCCGCACCGGGTTCCTCGCCGGAAATTTGTTCACCGAAAGTGGCGACGACCGGGGGACATACGACGAGGACGAGAGCGCGCGGCGCTATGCTCGCATGTGCCGGGAGGCACTCGAAACCGCGTTTCCGGGTGCGGAGGTCGAGGTTCTTTACGAACTCCGAGCCTCCGGGGCAACGCCCGTCCCACTCCAAACATATGTGACCGATCCTGACGGTTTTGGCTATCTCCCCGGCGACCACGGAGAGGGCGGGAGAATCGCCGACCGCGTGGACGAAGTGTGCGGTCAGGTGTGGGAGTCCTGGGAGTGGGTGGTTTACCAGGAGCACGCCCGCTAGGGAGAGGTCGGAGCATCCCCGGCCGGGCCGCGAAAGCGGCCCTCCGCTCAAGGGCGAAGCCTAAAAAACAAAGTGGAGGAGATAAACATGATGGACAAGAGTCGAGTGATTGGGGCGGCGGTTTCTGCTCTTGAAAACATTAAGGAGTTGGTTGAGCGGTTGGAACAAGGTGACGAAACGGCACACGACGATATCCTTGTGGTTCCTATCTCTGTACAGGTGCGCTCCGGATGGTATACACCCGGCGCGGGGAGTCCTGCTCCTGCTGAATATCGCATCCTCCTGATCACCGGAGGCCCGGCGGTCCAAATCACCGGAACCCTCGGCCGCTGGGGCGAACCCAAAACTGCCAAGATCCAGTATCAAGACTGGTTCGCGCCGTGGGAGGAGCTTGAAACGTCCGCAGAAGATGAAGAGGCACTCCTAACATTTGCCCGCCAGTTTTATTACGGTTAGTGACCAGTGACCTGGCACGAATGATTCAGCACTAACAGCCTGTGTGAGTCAGGCAGGGGAGGAGGTGCTTAACTAATGGCTTACGTGGTCGTAAAAACTAAAAAAGACGCTGAGAAAGTCGTCAAGCTCATTACGGACGCACATGGGTTCCAACCTACCATCTTTCGGGATGGTTCGAACTACCGTGTCCAACATAACGAGCTTGGATCCGACGCATTGAAGGAGTTGCTTACGAAAGCAGGCTTGGAACACTTGGTGAGGTGAGGGGAGGCCCAACGGCCTCCCCTCAAACTTACAAATCGGGGAACATCCCCTATGCCCTACGAACCCTCGCTACCTCCTCGCGGTGTAGGGTGGACGCGTCCGGAGCGGCGCGACGAAAAGCGAGAAAACAAAAGGGAAGAGGGTGTTTATAGTGACCACATTTGCTGAAATCCGAGATGGAGAGGTGTTCGTGAGGAACGGGATGATCTACATGAAAACTCCGGAAATCAGCACGTCGATAGGGCGGTGCGAGGCATGCGGCATTGACATGAACGCCGTCACCATTGGCCGCCAGGATGGTTCCCCGCTCACCGACACCTCGGGGCGTCCGGTGTTGCCGTGGCACGTGCACTTCTGCCCCGGTCTGGAGGTGGATATGTTAGTTTTTTCAAGGTGGGAGGTGAACGCCCAACATTGGCTTGAGAAGGCAAGAGAAGCCTTGAAACACTAAGGACTTGTGATTTTTCACATCTAGGAGGGATAAACATGGACAAAGAAACCCGAGAGAAGCTTCGAATCCTTGCAGGAGAAGCGCTTGCCTACTTCGAGTGCAAAAAGCGAAATGATGGAACTGAATGCTGGGTTGTCGAAGTAGGCGCTCCTGAATGGATGTACAACCTGGTTTGGGAAGCGCACGGGGAAATCTTCCCGGAGGACTTCCGCTACCTCTTCATTATCGAGGCATTGGAAGCACTAGCGCAGGATCCAGAGAAAGCAGAAACTATGTTAGAACCAGATGTTTACACTAGCAGGTTAATCGAATGGCTGGACTCTCACTCTGGATACCGTGCGGGACTGGTTGACGAGGCGGTAAGTGAGTTTGGCTGGGAAAGCCTGTTTAAGGCTCTCCAGGCCGGACAGCTTATGGAGAAGGAGGAAGTGCTCGATCTTGTGCGGGGGTTTCTGGAAAGGATGATTGAGGAGGGGGAGGAGGATTAATCCTCCTCCCGCGTCCTGCGAAACCGCCGCCTTCTAGCCCCGCCAAGAGCAGAGAAGAAGGCCATAGACTCCGGAGGGCGCGCGGTTATTATACCATACCGCGGCCCTCCGCGCCAAACCTTAAGGAGGGAAGATAGAGTGATTTATCCCTTCGTTGAAAGCCCGTTGCCTGTGGACTTTGAGACAGCCGATGGAGTTTTTAAGGCATACCGTCTTCTTAAGGAACGGGGTGGATACAAACACCTATCAAAAGAAGAAAAGGAGTTTGTGGCCTCGTTCTTTAGCGAATTAAGCCGTCCGGAAGCGTACAGCGAAGGTATTTATAGGTGTGTTGGGTGGGTGATTGATTTCCGTTCTTTCCTTCGTAGGTTCTTAGTTAATGACAGATACTATGGGTGGCGCGAGATATGGTCATTCAACAAGACTACCCTGCGAAGGAATTCAGCCCATCCACACACCATCTTGGAGATTATAGAGATTCCAGCGAAGTGGGGAGCATAAGTCTCCCCCACTAAGCCCCGCACTAGCCGCCGCCTCCACGTGGCGCAGGGTGGGCGCAGGCTTCGGCCTGCGGCGAAGAGCGGCAAAAAACGGAGGTGTTACAACATGCGTGAGGTTGATTTTCGGTATCTGCAGTCGGCATTGGAGAGCTTGAATTCCAGCACCGATCTAGTGTTGGTGCGGGGGCGGGTGCAGGTGGTTTTGTCGCATCAATGTTCCCCGTACATTTCACACCGCCAGGTGCGGTTTGAGATGGTGCCCCCGCCGCTTGGGGACCTTGGGAATGATAGCCTCTTGGCGATGAACCGTAGGAAAATTTTGGTCCTCGGTCGCACCGAAGGTGACGTGCGACAGGTGACGGAAACCATCGGGCGAGAGGGCCGCCCATTCGAGGACCGCCAGTTTGGATGGGACGGACCCTTCGCCCAGTGGGTATGCGAACCAGTCCCGCCTACGCTGAATCTCCTGCGGGGGATCCTGCGGGTTGCTAATGACTATGGTCTCGTTGACCTCGATTGGCTGGGGAGGCCGCTTATTTACGCGGCCTGGCTCGTTCCGGTCGTCGCTGAGTGGGACGAGGACGGGCGGCCCGTGTTCTCGTGGCCCGAGTTTGAAACCGAGGTTGAGGCCGAGTCCGAGCAGGGCTTCTCCGTAGAGGTCTAAGAATGGGCCGAGGAGGGGGTTAGGAATCATGATCCACTGGAGCGAGCTTGCATTGTTCGACCTAGACAATCGGCCAATTACTGATTTCGAGCGGGTGCGAGCGGCACTAGAGGAATTCCGGCGCACGGGTGCGATGGCCGGGGTTTTCTTCGAGCGCCTGGGCCTCCCCCACGAGGACGAGGAGGACGCATCCACCTGGGGGCCGGAGTCCCCGGAGACCGTGGACTGGACGGGGTTCCCGTCCTAAAGCCCGCTAAAGGAGGATGAATAAGCATGACCTGCGATGAATTCGCGCAGGCGCTGGGGTTCTCAAACTACGAGGCCCTGAGTCGAGCGTCCGAACTGGTAATTGGCGAGAGGGACATCGATTGGTTTATCACCAGACTTCCCGACGGTCGCTGGGCCGCCTGGGACGATACGCTTTCCTTGGACCGGGTCGCGTACTTCGCGACCAGGGAGGCCGCTGTCCAGCACCACCTGGACGTGGTTCGCAGTGCTTACGGATGTTAGCTCTCATCGGTTAGGGCGGCCGGAGAGGCCGCCCTTCTCTCTATGAACGGAAGGAGGAAGACATCTTGGAGGACCGCAAGGACCGCAGGGAATTTAACATTCTCTTTCCGCCGTTTCTCCGCGAAGCCGTGGAAGAAACGGCTAAACGCAACAGGCGAAGCATCAGTGCCGAAATCACCGTTGCCACCGAGCGATATATCGCGGCGAATGTCGAGGACGGCCCGCCGGGATATTACGGAAATTTAAAGCGAACAAAGGTTTGGATCCCCAGGGATGTTCATCAAGCCGTATCCTACCTTGCCGAATCCCGAAATTGGAGCATGAACCAAGTCTTCATGGCGGCAACTGCATGGCACGTGCGGCAGGAGAATGGGAGCGCAATGGACGCATGAAGACATTACGCGCCTATCTAGTGCAAATCGCCGTAGGATATGTGGTGTTTCGAGTGCTGGGGATGGTTTGGAGTGTACTTTGGAATTGAAAGGAGGAGGGGAAACAACATGAACCCGCCCCAGCTTTTTTTGCCCGTTTCTTACGCATCGTCGTCCGCGCCGACCACCGATGATCTCCTCAACGCCTTTGCCGTCTTCGTCCACCTGGACGTGGCGAATGGTGACGCATCGGAGGACACTGTGCGCGGCTATTTTTCGCAGGTTCAGCAGTATGTGGAATGGTGCCGTGGCGCGGGGATCGATCCTGCCACGGCAACGGAGGACGACATCAAACGATATCGGCAACATCTCGTTGCTCAAGGATACGAAAGGGGAACGATCGCCCACAAACTGACCGTAGTCCGCCGCTTTTATGCGGCGGCACAAGACCGCGGCTTGCGACGAGACAACCCCGCGGCAGGAGTCAAGCCGCCCAGGGAACGAAGCTCCGATGATGATATTCCCTACCTCACCGAGGATGAGCTTTCCCGTCTACTTGGGGCGGTTCCCCGCGACGGTAAGGAGCCGAGCCTCCGGGATCTCGCCCTGCTCGCCTTCCTCGGGCTTCAAGCGCGCCGGCAAATCGAAGCACATAGGGCGAACGTCGAGGACATACGGCCTGATGGATCGATGGTGGTCCGCGGCAAGTATCATGATACGGTGATCCAACTTAGGGAGGACGTGCGCGCCCTGTTCGAGGAGTACATTGCCAAGCGGGGGCGCGTCGTGCCAGACGACATGGGCACGCCGCTCTTCGCCGCCGTAGGGAACCGAGCGGGAGGCAGGCGTTTAAGCAGGAGAGGAATTCGAAAGATTGTCGATGGATACCTCGAAGCCGCCGGACTCAAGCGCCCCGGCCTTTCCGGTCACGCCCTGCGACACAGCGCGGCCACGGCGGCCTACGCGGCGACGCGGGACCTGCGAGCAGTCCAGGACATGTTAGGGCATCGAAACCCCCGCACTACATCGCGCTATGCACACATAGGCACTATGTGTGCATAGCGCGATGTAGTGCGGGGGTTTCGATGCCCTAACATGTCCTGGAC